CGCGGACTGTTAATCCGTTGGTCGTTGGTTCGATCCCAACCTCTGGAGCCAGTTTTAGGATGACGAGCAGCATTGGTGACTGCAGCAGACTGTAAATCTGTCGCCTCAGGCATACGGGGTTCGATTCCCTGGTCATCCACCATACGGGAGATTAGCTCAGTGGTAGAGCAGCGCCCTTACAAGGCGAAGGTCAATGGTTCGACCCCGTTATCTCCTACCAGATTTTATCTGGCGTTAGCTCAGTTGGATAGAGCAACAGCCTTCTAAGCTGTGGGTCGGGGGTTCGAATCCCTCACGCCAGGCCATACAATTGGGGATTAGTGAAATGGTATCACACCGGATTTTGATTCCGAGGTCGTAAGTTCGATTCTTACATCCCCTGCCAAATCGTTATTAAAGTGTTAATAAAACAAATGCTTGACAAGAAATTGATTCGGTGTTATAATTATGATATAATGTAAATAAGGAGATACAAATGCAACGAAAACGTATCGCCAAGCCCCGTAACCCGCTGGTGGCTTTGGCATTGTTTAAGAAAGCGGGTAAGCATCAAAAAACAAACAAAGCATTACGTAGGGAATATAGAGCGGGCATAGCTCAGTTGGTAGAGCAGTAGACTTTTAATCTATGTGTCGTGGGTTCGAATCCCTCTGCCCGTACCATATTAAAACACATTTCGAGCGGTGTTCCGATATCGGCCAGCCCGCCCCAAAGTAGATGTCTAGGGTAGTGTGTTTTAATATGGTGAAGAAGCAAGGTTGGGATTTCGTCAGATAATGACGGTGCGCTGAAAAAACCCAGTAATGCGAAGCCGAAAGGCATCCTTGCGGTAAGCAGAAAGTTGGCGTGGCGACCAATCATCATAAAGTTCCGGTTACTACTTTCCTGAAAGTAGCGTATGGTAAACGAGAAAGTCCCGGTGGCTATGGCACCGTTAGCGAGACATAGACTCTGTATTTCGATGCGGTGTCTCCGGTGTCTCAGACAACATAGCAACGTGGACACTACGCAGCAAACCGCTATTAGTGTTTGGACAGGGCAACAACTCCAGCATAGGGGCGATCTGTGGAAAGACGTGGCCTAAGCAAGAATACGATGGTGTCTATAGTGTAGTGGTCTGCACGCCAGATTGTGGGCCTGGCAGTATGAGTTCAATCCTCATTAGACACCCCAAAGTTAATCGCGTGTGAGGCGTGGGGCTTCGGCCCCTAACCTATTTGTACTTGTGGAAGTGTGGCAGAGTCCGGTTTATTGCAACAGTCTTGAAAACTGTCGAACAGAAATGTTCCGTGAGTTCGAATCTCACCGCTTCCGCCACTAAGGAGTAATTATGCCAATGTATGAAACAACAGTAAGAACGCCACAGGGTGAAGTAAAAGATAGAGTGTTTGCAAAAGATTTACAAGAATTTTAGTTAGTGATACTCATTTCGGCCATGCAGGCGTTTGTAAATTTCTACGTGACGATGGCACTAAATTACGTCCATGGGATAACCCCGAGGACATGGATGAAGAAATGGTCAAGCGGTGGAATGAAACTGTTAGACCAAAAGATAAAGTTTATCATTTAGGAGATGTAGTTATTAATCGAAAGGCTTTAAAAACGCTTAGTAGATTAAACGGTGAAAAGGTCTTAATCAAAGGTAATCACGACATCTTTAAACTTGAAGAATACACTGAGTATTTTAAAGATGTTCGAGGTTATCATGTACTGAATGGAATGATTCTAAGCCACATTCCTATTCATGAAGAAAGCCTTGCGAGGTTCGGGACTAATATTCATGGACATCTACATTACAATCGTGTAAAGAAAAATGAAGTCATTGATCCTCGTTATCACTGCGTATGTGTAGAGCATACCGACTACCGCCCAATTCTTTTTGAGGATGTCATTAAAAAGATTCAAGAAGAGGGTGGGCATATTGGATTTAAAAATGGCAATGGACCTATTATAGATTGAGGAGTTTGAATTGAATACTAAGTTGAAAGCAATTAAACAGACAGCTATGATGGTAGTTATCATATGTCTTATTCCTATGATTCTAACGTTTTTGTTTACTTCCGAGATAGCATCTTATATTTTTATCATAGGTATGGTAGCATTTTTTATATACATTATGTATTCTGTAAATCTAGCATTTATAGAATTTGAGGAAAAGTTTAAAAATAAGGAGTAAGTATTTGGAGCGTTGGCCGAGTTGGTCGAAGGCACTTTCCTGCTAAGAAAGCATCTGGGCAAAAACCTGGATCATTGGTTCGAATCCAATACGCTCCGCCAGCAATGCCCCCGTAGTTTAATGGTAAAACAGCGGATTGTATAAATAATAGTAAAGGAGAAATCTTATGCTATTATGCAATTATAAGCACTTCGACCAGATAAGTCCCAGGTTGTGGTTCGATTCCGCACGGTAGGACCAGAGGTAATGTAGCATAACGGTAGTGCACCGCCTTCATACGGCGCAAGGTATAGGTTCAAATCCTATCATTACCACCATAGTTTCAGACGCGGATTAGGGAAGAGGTCATCCCGCTAGGCTCATAACCTGGAGATCGCTGGTTCGAATCCGGCATCCGCAACCAGTTTATAAATGAATATGAAAATTTATGATAATGTTTTACCGAATCAAACTTTTTCTAATTTAAAAAATAGAATTTTTGATTCCAATTTCCCTTGGTTTTTTAGTAGAACTTCTGTAGAAAATCCTATAGAGGATAATATTTTAACCTATAGTTTTTCTCATGCGGTTATGAATCACGGTGTGCCAAATTCTATAATATTTGACACAATTAATAGTTGCATCTTAACCATGTTAGATAATTGTAATATAAAACTAAATATGTTATTAAGTATTAGACTTGGATTACTACAACCAGTGTCTAGAGAAAATCATAGTAATGATCCGCACGTGGATAGTCAAGAAAAACACAAGGTGGGTTTATTCTATTTAAATACTACAGATGGCGCAACAACAGTATATAATGAAAAGTACGATCCTTCTACAAAGATGGATCCAACAGAATATTATAGATCGGTTCTAAATAGAAATCTTTCTATTCAGTCCAAAGTAGAATGCACTGAAAATAGATTAGTTATTTTTGATGGTATGTATTATCATTCAAGTACTACTCCTACCGATGTACCTAGGAGAGTAGCATTAAATTTTAATTTTGTATGATACCGCCATTAGCTCAATTGGAATAGAGCGCAACGCTACGGACGTTGAGGTTAGGGGTTCGAGTCCTTTATGGCGGGCCAGTTTCTGAAGGTGGAATTGCTATTAATTCTTCAATACCAAAGTAATAGTCTTTAAGAATTTCTGACATTAGATCGCATATTTTTATATTTTTTTCAAAACCAGCAAGATCATTTTTTCTACCTTCTATTTGCTTTTCAACAAGTTCAAGTATTAAATTTTTTCTTTTGGTTTTAGAATTTACTCGACGTAGTACTTGTTTTAAATGTTCGAGATGAACATTACATACATTAATATTGTGGTGCATATCTGTTCGTATTTTTATAACCTCATCCTGCATTAGGACAATTAGATCATCTGTTTCTGGGTTTAAGTTAGGAACAAGTCTTGACACCATCTGAGAAATATGTTCTAATGCAGCATTGCGAAGAGTTAGATCTTCTGAGGACTCACCTAACAGATCAAATTCTTTTCTTCGAATAGGATCGATTAGAATTTCATATGCAAGTTTAATACGAACGAATATTTGTTCATCCCCACCCTTGTCGGGATGATGCACTTGAGCCAATGAACGAAATTTTATTTTAATTTCTTCATCTGTTGCATCAATCGGAATATCTAATTCGATGTAAGGATTCATGGCTATAAATTATTTTATAGTATTTATTAGGAGATAGTATGTCAGGAAAAGGATCTAAACCAAGACCATTTGCAATAACCAGGGAACACTTTGTAGAAAACTGGGATATGATTTTTAACAAAGAAAACAATACTGGTACAGATAAAAATGAGTATCAAGACATTCTTTCAACCGAGGAAGCAGTATTATCAGCTTTCGAAAACTTAAAGGAAGTAAAATGAATCTCGCTGGTGTTAACGGCAGCATAGCGGTCTCCAAAACCGAAGGACGGGGTTCGAATCCCTGGCGGGGTGCCAAATATATTGCTCTACTACTTGCATTCGTAACTTGCTTTGCGTCTGCGCATGAGCCTAAAAAGAAAAAGAAAAAGAAAGTAGTTACTGCGGAAACTGCAAGCTATGTGGTGTACAACAATACAAAAGATGCTTACGAGTATATTAGAGAAAAAGAAAAGGTTCGCCCAATAGCAAGTGTCACTAAGCTAATGACGGCAATGGTTGCTCTAAATTATGATTTGAATTTAAATCGAGAACTTAAAATTCAATCTAAGGTAGGTGGGACTTTACCGAGAAACAAAAGTTATACTAGGCAAGAATTGTTTGGAGCAATGCTTGTTCGAAGTGATAACTCCGCGGCAGAAACTTTGGCTAGTGATTTTCCTGGAGGTAGAGAAGCCTTTATTCGTGAGATGAATAAATTTGCAAACTATATCGGTATGCGAGATACAAACTTCGATGATCCAACAGGACTGAGCGCTGCAAATACTTCGACAGCCACAGATGTTGCGGCGATGGTTGCACATGCAGCACAATATACTTTGATTCGAGAAACTAGTACAAAGAAGCAGGTTGAAATTGATACTCAATATAAGAGAAAAATTAGAAAACTTGTTTTAAACAATACAAACAAACCTGTTCTTTTTAACTTTGATGATATTGTCGTTAGTAAAACAGGCTTTACCTCCAGAGCAGGATATTGTTTGGCTTTGGCAGTTGAACGAAACAATCAAAGATATTCTGTAGTTATTTTGGGTTCTAGAAATAAGCAAGCTAGAATTCATAAAGCCGAGGACATTTTGTATAATCATATTGCATACAAAGATATTGACACTAATTAAGAAAGAATATATAATTAGACTAGTTCAAAGGGGAAGTTATGAGAAAAAAGTTGGACATTCAAGAAATCAAAAGTTTCATTGAATCGCAAAGCCCGGAAACTAAAATTTATCTTGGAGCGGACTCTGAACGATATAAACATAATGGTAAATGGTATGCGGATTATACTATTGCAGTTGTAGTTCATATTGATGGTCGCCATGGGTGTAAAATTTTTGGTGAGGTTCAAACTGAACTAGATTATGATGCAAAAAACAGCAAACCATCTATGCGTTTGATGAATGAGGTCTACAAGGTTGCAGAATTGTATCAAAAGATTGTGGATGTCGTCGAGGACAGACACGTAGAAATACATTTGGATATTAACCCAGATGAAAAACATAACAGTAGTATTGTGATTCAGCAAGCAGTTGGTTATATCAAAGGTATGTGTAATGTGGTACCTATGGTTAAACCAAAAGCATTTGCCGCAAGTTATGCAGCAGATAGACTTAAAGAATTGCTTGCAGCATGAAATTCGCCCTCTTAGTTAAATGGTATAACAGTTGATTTGTAATCATCTATTGGCAGTTCGATTCTGTCAGAGGGCACCATTTTAGAAAGGTCGGTATGTTAGGATTGGAACAGGCAGGTGTATTTTTAGGAGCAACAATTCTTATTGGCTTTGGTATAGCATTTATTGGAATGGTTGTGATTTTTCTTAATAACATGATTCATAGATTTTGGAAGCCGTTAAACTGGTTCGGAAAGTATTTTAACTTTAACGAGCCAACCAACCCTGAGCCTCCAAAAACTAAACCTTCATTATAAGGAGTTTGTATGCAAAAGGAATTACTAAAAGAAAATGGACCTAAGTGTGGTTGTGGTCGTAGCCCAAGTGGGTATTGCATTGGTTGGCATGGACTTTCTGAATCGGAATATAAAGAGCGTTTGGAACAATACAAGCAAGATCTAGGCGAGAACGACAAATAAATAGTTACATGCGGGATTAGTTTAATGGTAAAACGAAAGCCTTCCAAGCTCTAATCATCGGTTCGATTCCGATATCCCGCTCCATAATATGCGTATTCAAAAAGATGAGACTTACGAGCAATGGTCAGAAAAGGTTCGTCTTTTTGAATATGGAGTTGCACTGCAAAGAATTGCTAAAGGCGACGATATAGATATTGTTTTGGAGTCTATGTCGAAAAAAATTAATCAAAAACTTTTGCATCCTTTGATCGAAAGCATCAAACAATCATGTCAAATAGATTATGATCCTTTGATCGCAAGAAAAAATTACGAAGAAAATTACTTAGGAAAAGCAAATCCTGTAGCAGATCATATGAATGATGTAGACTTCTATTAATCACAAAGACCCCCTTAAACTTTGTGTCTATATAAATAGATATAAAGGAGGGTCTATGATAGATATTAATGAATTCATTAAAACTAGTAAACAAGAACGGCAATCTCATTTATTATTATCTGAAAAATGTATTGAACGTGGGGGAAATTCGACCAATCACAAGGGGGTATTAGCTCAGTATTTGAATACCTCTATCCCTTCGGGTAGAATACTTTTATGCCATGCGTGCAACAATGAAAAATGTAGTAATCCAAAACATTTATATTGGGGTACAGACAAAGAAAATATTACTGAAGATAATAAAAAATGGAAATCTGTTTGGGAAAGAACCATTGAAAAATATGGATATGAGGAAGCCTGCAGGATAAATTCTCGTAAGCAAATTGGAAACAAAAATGGTTCGGGCAATAAAGGTAAATCTAAAACTGAAGAACATAAAAAAAAGATAGCAAAGTCTATTAAAAGCAATTATAATAAGATGTGATGTATTTAATGCGAGTGTGGTGGAACGGTATACACTTTGGACTTAAAATCCAACGCCCGTAAGGGATTGAGGGTTCAAATCCCTCCACTCGTACCAGTGTTTTATATTTTTATTTTAAGGAGATTGAATGAAAACAGTAGGTGATAAACTTGAATCATTTTCAGTTACCGGTGTTAATCCCGGTAAGGATGATTTCTTTACTATTACAGAAAAATCTTTTGAAGGTAAGTGGAAAGTAATTGTTTACTATCCAAAAGATTTTACATTCGTATGCCCAACAGAAATCGTAGCATATGATAAATTGTTCCAAGACTTTGCAGATCGTGATGCAGTATTGTTGACAGGTTCAACAGATAATGAATTCTGCAAACTAGCATGGCAACGTAGTCATGAAGATCTTTCAAAGATCAAGCATATTCAATTTGCTGACACCGCACGTGAATGGGGCGTATCTTTGATCGAGCAATTGGGTGTGTTCTACGCACCGGCAGGCGCAGCACTTCGTGCAACCTTTATCGTTGATCCAGAGAACACCATTCAGCACGTTACCGTAAACAACTTGAACGTTGGTCGTAGCCCAGAAGAAACACTTCGTATTCTTGATGCGCTACAAACTGGTGAACTATGTGCATGCAATCGCACAATCGGCGGAGAGACTCTATAATGACTGCTTGGGTAGATACACTAAAAGAAGTAAGTATTCCTGAGTATGCCAAGGATACTAAACTTAATTTAGATGCGGTTATCAAACGTAGTTCACTACCCGCAGAAGAGGCGGAGGCAATTGCTCTTGCAGCTGCCTTTGCTACAGGTAATAGTAAACTATGGACATGGCTTCACGATCAACTTACAGATCGTAAAGAGGCAGATGCCGCTCTTACCGCAGGCGCAATCATGGCACAAAATAATGTATGGTATCCATATGTTGAAATGGCAGATGATGCGAACCTAAAAGGTCTTCCTGCTCAACTTCGTATGAATGCAATTGCAAGCCATGGTGGTACAACAAAGGCAAGGTTTGAAGCATATAGTCTTGCAGCAAGTATTGTGGGCAAGTGTCATTTTTGTGTAAAAGCGCATTACGAAACTTTGAAGCAAGAAGGTTATACTGTAGAACAATTACGAGACATTGGTCGTATTGCTGCAGTAATGAAAAGTGTTGCAAGTGTTTTAGCTAATTAAAGCACAAGGGCCGGAAGCTTAATTGGTATAAGCGTCCGACTCATAATCGGGGGACAGTGAGTTCGAGTCTCACCCGGCCCACCATTTAAGGAGAAGTTATGCTAGGTATTATAGAAAATGATCGTGTAGATAAAGGTAGATATACCTCGCAAGAAGCAGCAAATAAAGTAGGTGGCATTTATAATTTGGTTTTAATTGCAAGTGCCAGAGCACGAGAACTAAAAAAACATCAATCCGCAGATACTGCAAGAACTATGATTGTTGCGGCACTCGCAGATGTTGAAGATGGTAAGGTAGGTGCAGATTATCTGCGTAGGCATCAAAAAGATATTGACAAACAATATCGCAAAAGCAAATGAACAACTTGTGATAGACTTTTTCCGAAAAGTATATTATAATTGTACTGTAGTTAAATGCTACATTTTTTTATTTTAATGGAGATCAATATGTTGAAAGAACGTATTTTGAAAGTACTTAAGTCTGGTCGCCAATACACTCCTGCTCAACTCGCAGGTTTGACTGGCACTTCTGAGGATTCTATTCGTCCTCGTATCAGCGAGCTTCGTTCTGAAGGCTTCGCAATCTACACTAACAGCACCAAGAATGGCAAGACTGCATATCGCCTAGGCACTCCTAGTCGTAAGATGGTTGCTGCTGCTTATCATCTTTATGGCAGCGAGGCATTTGCTCGGGTATAATCTAATCCTTATTGCCTAAACTTATATTATGAATATCAATTTTTCCGATCCTTCAGTTAAGAAAGAGATGAACAAACTAGTCGCTGCCAAGCGCAGTGGTCTAGTCAAGTTGACGCAAGATCAGCTTGAGAGTATCGCCCAATACTCTAAGTGGAAATATGAAGAGAAGAAGGCTTCTTTATCTCCTCAAAAGAAAGCAGCTCTTCGCAAAAAGACTCGTGCAGCTCACAGAGCTAAAAAAGCAGACCCATCTAAATTCGGAAAGACCGAATACACCGCTCTAAAGACCAGAGCGAAAGAAAAGAATCTGCCATTTGATCTAACTCCAAGCTTTTTGCAGGATCTCTTTGATACGACAAACGGTGTTTGTCAACAAACAGGTATTCCTTTTGATATGACTTTAGGCACTAAAAAGAATAGAAACCCGTTGCGGCCTAGCATTGATCGTATATCCTCAGATGGCGGATATACTCAGGACAATGTGCGAGTAGTCCTTACACTGGTAAATATTGCGAAAGCTGATTTTTCAGATGACGTAGTAAATCTGGTAATTAAGGCCTGGGCTGAAAAAATTTAGAGTTAGATCCCCTTGGGGCGACGAAAGTCGCCCTTTTTTTGTCTCGTATTTTCTAGATATAAATATTATTAAATTAATATTTGGATGGAACTTATGATTCAAGCATTTAAAGAATTCCTCACAGAAGCCAGAGAAACCGGCAAAGCCTCAGACGCAGAGGGCAAATTGCATGAACTTCTAACCGGTTTTCATTTCAATAAAAAGAAACACGTAGAATCATATCGTGAAGAAGGTCAAACACCTCAAGAAGTTCACGATAGATTAAAGTCCGAAGTTAGTGCTGCAACTTATGATAGAATTCATAAGCATGCTAATGAAATGGCTAATCATCTACATAACTTTATTAAAGCATCGGGCTTTAAAGGTAAAGTAGGTAAAACAGCCTGGACATCTCAGACATCGGACATTGAGCATTTTACGGGAAAGAAAGATCCGAATAATGAATCAGATCTGATGACTACTTTGGTTCACGGAAAAGGCTCTACTAAACCTGAAGGCACCACTGAGCATATTGGCTTTAGTATGAAATATGCAGATAATGCTCCAACATTAAAAAATAAAACTCCAAAGACAATGGCTGAAAGCTATAACATGGATCATAAAACCTTAGCTGAACCTCACGAAGAACATATGAAAAATGTTAGAGTTCATCTTCGTGCAGGCGAAAAAACTTCTGCGGCAGAAATGCATAAGAAGTTTAAAGAATTAAAAGGTACAGATAAAGGTAATGCGATAGAAAAAACTTCTAACTCTTCTCGTATTGAGATGATCGGTAGACTTCATGATCACCTTGCTAAAATGAATCCGCAAGAATTGCACGATCATATATTGAATCATATTGCAGGACCAACCAACTCTACTGTTATTATGGCAAGTACCTCAAGCGAAGGTAAACATCATATTCTTGATACCAGAGAGCACTACAAAAAAATATTAGCAGAACATAAAGATAGTTTATCTGTTAAAAAGGGTACAGGTACAACGATGTCTATTATCGGAAAAGAAGGTAAGCCATTACTAAATTTCCAAGCTGTTAATAAAGGCAGACCAACTAAGACACCTGAGTTTATTGCTAAACCTGGTGCAGCTCTAATGAAAACCTCAGTATGAAAAACTTTTTATCCTTCCTAGCAGAACAAGTTGCACCCGAAAAGTCTAAAGCGGTTAAACACCTTTCGCATTTGGGAGGTGAAGCTCATTTCAATAGTAAAGAAGAATCTGAAGCTGATCTAAAACGATTAGAAGATCTGCACAAATATCTAAAGGGCGACCAATCTACAACTAAAAGTGTGGTGATTAAAGCAGACGGTTCACCTTCATTTGAAATGGGGCATGTCAAAAATCCTGAAACAGGACAAAGAGAATTTGGTGTAGCATATAAAGGTGCTTCTAAAGGATATGCCTTCAATCAGAAAGACATAGATGAGAAGTTTGGACACTCTGAAGGTTTACATTCTAAGATGTCTCAGCTATTAGAACACGGCAAAAAAGTTTTAAGTCCATTACATGGAGTCTATCAAGGCGACTTCATGGGCAGTTCTAAGGATGGTACGATTAAAAAAGAAGGCGATGAGATTACTCATAAAGAGAATTTAATTAAGTATCATTACCCTGCAAATTCAGAAGAAGGTAAGGCAGTAAAGCGAGCAAAAATTAGTCTATCTTTACACACTCGTATAGATAAAGAACAGCCTGAATATGAAGTAGACACATCTAAATTTTATTCTCATCCTGATGTTCATATCTTCAATAACAAATTGAACAAAAGAAATCTTAACTATAATTTAGATGATAGAAAAGATTTCGAAAAGCATTACACCAAGGCGATGCAGCATTTTGCCAACATAGATAACCATGATGAGTTAATACAAGGTCACAGTCAGCATCTACACACATATATTAATAAAACAGTTAGAACGGGAACCGCACCTTCGCCTGCAGGCTATAAGAAACATTTAGATACTGTGCTACAAAAAGAAGTAGAAAAAGTAAAGAAGCCTGAGACTAAGATGAAAAAGTTCAACGATAAATTAGCAATGATGCATCATGTGGAAACCAATAAACAACAATTCGGCGAACTGTTTAATGCTCACAGAAGTCTTGATAGAGCAAAAAATATTTTGTTAAAGACTTTAGAAAACTCTGGGCAAAATCAAAAACATACTATTGATGGCCAACATACTAACCCAGAAGGATTTGTTGTTGCATATAAAGATGGCTCTGTAGCAAAGGTGGTAAATAGAAGTAAAGAAGGATTTTCAGGAAAGAATTTAAATAAATGATAAGTTTCAAATCCTACTTAGCTGAAGATACTACCAAGCATACACTTCATGTCTTTGATATAGACGACACGCTGTTACATACGACTGCCAAAATACACGTAAGAAATAAAGAAGGTAAAGTAGTAGACACTCTTACCAACCAACAGTTCAACGATCACAAATTGCCTGCAGGACATAGTTATGACTTTAGTGAATTTAGAAATGCTGCAAAGTTTAGAAAAGAATCTAAACCTATTCATTCTATGATTAACAAAGTTAAGTCCGTAGCAAGCAAACCCGGTCACCATGTTATATTCAATACCGCAAGAGCAAACTTTGATGATAAGAATACCTTCTTAGGTGCCTTCAAAGATCACGGCATACCTATGCATAAAATCCATGTTATCAGAGCAGGCAACATTAATATGGAAGGCCCTCCCGCGGAAAAGAAAGCCGTAGTTATTCATGGCTATATAAAGAAACATAAGTACAATGATGTACACATGTATGACGATAGCAAAACGAATTTAAGATCGTTTCTATCTTTAAGAAATAAACATCCGAATACAAACTTCCATGCACATCACATTGTTGGTTCGGATGCTAAACGCTTTGTGAATGAAAACTTTGCTGATGGTCGTAACCCAGAAGACAAGGGTGACAGCAAACGCTACAAAGTACCTACTAAAGCTAGTATTACAACCTTGCGTCGTGTTGCTAAAGAAGGAGGACGTAGAGGACAATTAGCGCATTGGATGGCTAATATGAAGAGCGGTAAACGTAAAGCCTAGCATTATTAATAGGGTACATAGCAAAGTATAATTTCGTGTCAATGGAAAGTCAATGAAAAGTATTAAAGAAAAGCAAAATTTGGTCAACTTGGCTAAAGCATTGGGTCAGAATGCTGACCCTACTTTGGTTAAAGAACTTGCTGCTTTCAATGCCATTAAGCAAGACGCTCATGCATCAATTAAAAAAACTGCGTTGAAAGATCTGACGGAGGCATTTAAAAAAGTAGATTTGGAAAAAGAAATACAACAGGTTATCGAATATCCTGTTCCTCCAACTTTAGATGAGGTGTTACAAACTTTAAAAGAAGAGGATAACACAAATGAGCTGGTACAACCACAAACCGAAGAAGCACCCATCCGAGAATCAGAAACAACCGACCCCGAACCAACCCTCGCCGAAAGAGCCGCAAAGGTAATTAGCGAAGCTCCGAAAAAAGATAGCTTTCAACAACCTGATCCTGATCCAGTAGAAAAGAATTTTAGAGATGTACAATTAAAATTAAAATTCTTAGAACAAGCTATTGGTAAAATTGCAGCATATGGACCAGGCGGCGGTGCGGGCGATACAACATCAATTACATCGTATACGAAGTTAGTAACCTCTTCTACTTATGTGGTTAGTAGAAAAGATTACTATGTAGGAATAAATTACTCGGGTGCTACTACTATAACTCTACCTTCTATAAATGTGGAGAATGGTAGACAGTTGGTAATTAAAGATGAATCTGGTAATGCAAGTTTAAATCCAATTACTGTTTTGGGTAATGTAGACAATGATCCGAATGGATTTATTATAAAAATAAACAATGGCGGAATACAATTAATTTATAGAAATGGTTGGAGAATAATATGACATATCTTTTTAGTAATACCGTCATTGTTGCTAATGAAGTGGAAATAAAAAATGATGCAGCTAACACTTTACCTATAAGTATAATACATGAGGGAAATGTTGTAAATCATTATAATGAGCTTCCTGTAACATTGTCAGCAGGTGCATCTGACGCATTTGGTAGATTGAGAATTAGTAATCCTTACACATTGGGAGATTACAAACACTTATATGGCATCGATCCCAATTTTATAGATAAACTTGATAACGGCGGAACCATTGCGTTCGTTAGAAATCAAGCATGCGCAAAGCTAGCCACAAATGCACACCCCCATAGTAATGTTATACATCAAACTAAAATGTATCATCATTATATGCCGGGCAAGAGTCAGTTAATAAAAAGCACCTTTAATTTTTATTCTAACACCACAAACGTAATTAAACGTACCGGATATTTTGACGAGTATAATGGTATTTATTTTGAACAAGATGGCAATGGAGTTCTAAGTTTTTGTATAAGAACAGATGTATCTGGTTCAGCAAGTGATGCTAGAAAGATACCACAAAGTCAATGGAATGTAGACAAATGTGATGGTACGGGACCTTCAAAGTTTAACCTAGATATCACAAAGACACAAATTCTTTTTATAGATTTTCAGTGGTTAGGCGTTGGTAGAGTACGCTGTGGATTTGTGCATGATGGTATTTTTATATCCGCCCATGAATTTTATAACAGTAATAACTTAGATGTAGTTTATATGAGTAATCCTAATCTACCAGTTAGATGTGAGATTAGAAATGTTGGTGCTACCACCGGAGCGAATCTAGATCAAATTTGTTCTACTGTAATTAGTGAAGGCGGTTATGTGGAATCGGGACAGGATTGGGGGGTAACTAGTCCTAGTTCCCGTTCGCTAAATTCTGGTAATACTTTACCAATTATGGCAATTAAACTAGCACCAACTCTGCGAGGATATCCGAATCGAGAAACCGTAAGAATGGGGCAAATAAGTTTATACAGTTCTGCTAGTACAATTAAATATAAACTGATAAAGCTTCCAAACGAAGGTTTTTTAATAGGTGGCGACTGGGCAAATGTTAATATAGAAAGCGGAGTTTTATATAACTCAAATGCGACTCTGTCTATTGATGGCGAAGAAATTGATAATGGGTTCATAACCGCAACTGCTGGTTCGGGGTCATCGGGTAAAGCGACTGCGGGAACTGCAACACCAAATGCCCCAAGTGTTGCTAAGAAAAATTTCATTACGCAGAATTACTTCAATTCTAATAGCGAAGTTTTTGTAGTAGTCGTTACCAATATTGGGCCAGATCCAACAACTGTGGAAGCTGGGGTGCAATGGCGTGAGATTTACTGATCCAAATATCAAAACATATAAATAATAAGAATTATATTCTGATAGAGCTCATGAAATTTAAAGATTACATCCGAGAAGAAGCCAGCAAACCTGATACCATAGTAGTCCTTAATGGCCGCATGAATCCAATGACTCGTGGCCACGAGGAAAATATAAATGGTATGCTAAAATTTGCCAAAAATCACAAAGCTGATCATTTGGTAATCGCTTCCCATTCTCATGATAGTAAGAAAAATCCATTAACTCCAGAACAAAAATTAAAGCATCTTAAAAGAGCTTTTCCCGGGGTTAATATAAAAACGTCATCTAAAGAACATCCTACAATATTTCATCAGCTATCTCAGGTACATTCTCAGGGGTATTCCCATGTGGTATTGCCCTCCGGTTCCGACCGCACTGAGGATTATGATAGAATAAAAGAATATAATGGTAAGCATGGCAAACATGGTTACTATAACTTTAAGACAATTACAACTGCCAGCACCGGAGAAAGACAAGAAGGTATCTCAGGAACAGACATGAGAAATCATGTTACTAATAATAATTTTAAAAAGTTCAGAGAAAATCTTCCTTCTAAATTATCTGCAAATGAACAGCATGCCAGAGAAGTGTTTAATGATGTAAAGACTGGGCTGACACCAAAGAAAAAAGTTACCGAGGATTATGAAAATCCAAATCGCTTTGATTGGGGCACTCCTGGCGGTACTAAGTATATGCAGAAAATGACTCCGAATAAACCTATTGAGTGCGTAACGCCCAATGAGGTCTGGAGCGAAAAGATGGGAATGTGTGTTCCTATTAGAGAAGCATATATTAATAATGAAATTTTTAAATTGGATGAAATCGTTGAAGCAAAAAATGGTGACAAAGGTCCTATCGTATTTCGAGGATCAACCTATGTTACTATAAAATTAAACGAAGGTGTTACTGTTAAGCACTGGCTTAAAGATATTAAAGAGTCAACCGGCAAACTTGTTGAAAAGAAAACTACTGAGCCTGTTGTAACTTATAAGAAAAGATTTAGCGAAAAGAGAATACCTGCCTTATTAATGACTAAGGAACAACTTGTAGAAATGAATAAAGAAAATTCTCAAATTACCTACATGGGATATAAGACAGAGCATTTTGATATGTGCCCCTCTGCACATGCTTTATTCACCAAATTAATGACTTTAGATAAATTAAATCCTAAGTACATTCTTCAAGCAATGCAGGCAACAGATCACTATTTGGGTATAGAAAAAAATGCACAGGCGAAAGGATTCGCTAACGAACAAATGGTACATGACTTTAATATGAAATTTGCTATTGCACATGACACCTTAAATATGTTATACGTTGAAGATAAAGATTTAGAATTCATGCAAGATCATCTTAAGATTATGTCTGATTTAAGTATGCATAGAGACGGAACCTTTGCGAATGAACCTTTAGGTACAGTAACTGTACAAGGTACAAGTATGGAAGAAAGTTCAGACAGCGCTGATTATAAAATTGTTATCGAACCCGGCGGTAGAAAACGTAAAGTTCGTATGTTTAAAGAACAAAGAAAGACAATAACTATGAATAACAAATATTCTAATCTTCGTAAAAGAATTCAAGAACTTTACGAACCAGATGCTCCTACCCATAACCGAGACATTAATTTCTCAAACGAAAAAGATGTGTTCCATGGTATAGATCACCCAATTGCTGACCAACACGTAGATGGAAAAGCTGTTGGAATGGTATCTTTTAAATCTTTTATGAATGATCCTGTTAATCAAAGGGTGGCAGCAGAGCACGAGAAAGATAGACAAGATGTGCATAGAGCTCAAACTCAATTAGGATTGAATCCAAGCCCTGCATATAAGCAGATGAAAAAAGTAAAACAACTGGAGCCATAGAATGGATGAATTGAAAACAGCGTTAACTAAAGTTTTAGCAAATACTTTCGTTATGTACTTTAAAGCACATGCATATCATTGGAATGTAGAGGGAATGTTTTTCCCCCAGTTCCATGAATTTTTCGGAAACCTATACGAAGAACTACACGGTGCAGTCGATCCTATTGCTGAACACATTAGAGCAATTGACGGTTACGCTCCAGCATCCTTATCAGATATAAAGTCTGCTTCTGTGATAGCAGAAAGTATGCTCATAACAGAACCTAAACAAATGATTAGTAATTTAATTTCTGATAATAATTTAGTTATTATTTCTTTAATGCAAGCGTATCAGGAAGCAGAAAAGGTTTCGGAAATAGGGTTGGCAAATTTCCTACAAGACAGAATCGACATTCATCAAAAACATGGTTGGATGCTAAAGGCTAGTGCAAAATGATTACATTTAAAAATTTTACTCAGGAAATTTCAGAAGAAGATATCGATAATCTAATCGAATCTTTAGAATGGGAAGATGTCATTGAGCTTTTTGATGAGGAAAATTTTATATTAGACGAGGCTATCTCCGCAACTGAAAGACTTAAGCGTGGGCAAAAGATGCGCTCAAGAAAAGAGATGCTTAAGATTGCAAGAAATATTAAGTTAAAAAGAGCTGCAAATACAGATGTTTTAAAAAGAAGATCTAAAGTGTCTGCAAGAAAACTTCTTATGAGAAAGTTTCTGAAGGGAAGAAGCAAGTCTGATCTTTCCGCAGGAGAAAAAAGTGCGTTGGAAGCTAGAATTTCTGCAGCGCTAAAAATGGCGAAAAATCTTCCAGATAGATTAATGCCAAAGGTTAGAGATATTGAAAGAAAACGTTTGCATAGTAGGGGAAAATGAGCATGAAGTTTAAAGAACTCAGAGAAAGTATTACCTCTAGAATGATATCCATGGCGGTGAAACATACTACACCAAAGAAAAAATCCATGGTGAAAGAAGGTGAGGCAGAGGATTCTTTAGCTAAATCGGATAAAGACAAGTTTAAGTCCAAATCTTATATGGATAATGATGGCGGTGCGGCGGTACCAAAGAACTTTAATGGTGCTGACAAATATATGGATAAAGGCCCTGCTAGCGGTACTGTAAAGAAAACTTATATGGATAAAGGCCCGGCTACTCCTCCTGTAGTAAAAGAGGAATATCCGCAAATAGGAGATGGAATTTATCTAGAATTAGATGATGTTTTAATTGAAACAGAAATTATAGATGAAACCGAAGATGGTTTTATTATTTACATGGATGAGCAAAGTGAAACTTTAGTATCAAAAATTCCTGAGTTTATTTTTGGGAAAGATACTGTTGATTCTTTGAAAAGAATTAAAGATAGGGATCGTGAAAATCAGGATCCTATGAAGAAAACTGCAGCTGCTGCAGATTTTTGGAGTAAAAGATTAAACAATCCTACAGGAAAAAATGTTAATGAAGCAGAGTATCAGGGTCGGGATGTTTCATTAAATAAACCAATGGCGGGCGATGTAGCTAAATCAAAAGTTTATGTTAAGGGGCCCAGCGGAAGAGTAGTGAAAGTAAATTTCGGTGATAAAAATCTTAGTATTAAAAAGCATATTCCTGCCAGAAGAAAATCTTTTAGAGCAAGGCACAAATGCGAAACCCCTGGACCAAAACACAAAGCAAGGTATTGGTCGTGTAAAGCTTGGTAATAGGCATCATTTTTTAATAATAAATAATTTAAGTAACATTAAAAGGAAATAAAAATGGCACGTATAACAAACAACTTATTTGAATCAATTCAAAAAGTGACTGCCGGCGAAGTCGTAGAAAGTTCGGTAGATAAAGCTCATTACTGCGCTACACACGTAGAACACGCTCTTTTGGGCTATGGACAATGTATTTCAGAACAACATGCTGAACCAGATGAGAATGGCGATATTGCATGGTATACTGTTCAATTCCCAACGGGAACTCATAAAATTTCTACAAACCAACTTAGAGTTGTAGAAGGCAAATCTCATATGCATTCTAAGAAGATGGCTGAAGATACCGAAGCCATCGAGGAAGCTGAAGGCGGAATTCCAAAGACCGACAGACATAAAAAATTAGCATCGCATTATGGCGATCCAAATCGCATTACCAGAGGCGATGTCATCACTGCTGCTAAAAAGAATGCAATGAAGGAAGCTAAAGATGTAAGCGCTTTCGATTGGAAGAGTAAATCTAAGGCACCTGAAAGTAAATTTTCGGCTAAGAAAACTGCTTCCGGAACCATTTATACTAAAAAGTATAAAGAGGAAAAGGATGATGATGATTTAAAATCACCTTCAAGAAGAGCTAGAGATTCTGCAGCAGTTCTCGGTAAAGGTGAAGTAAGAAAACAAAAATCCATGAAAGAGGGAACCATGCAAACAGTTATTAACCATAATGACTTCGTATTAGAAGTCACAGACAATCCTACGTTTAAAGATTATTTTGCAGCAATGCAAGCAATTGTTCCTTCTCTTGACGAGAACGTACAACAAGAAATGATTACAATTGCGACTGAAGCCTACAAAGAAGGTTACATTGACGTAATCTTAGAATCAATGGCAAAACAGGCATTTACTGATAGGATAAATAATTATAGAAAAGCAGGCTATGAAGTATATAATGAAAAGTATGTAGTGAATTCTGGCGATCCATACGTAGAATATACTGTAGAAAAGAACGGCGAAGTAACGAAGTATGTACATACCGGTGTTGCTATGCAAGTTAGTGAAGAAGATGAGATTCAGACTTCTGTAGATTCTCAGGGTCGTATTCGTTATATGAAAGATCCAAAGAATCCTAGTCCACAAAAATCATCTGTAGATGATAAAGGTAGACTACAATATAAGGATACAGACAGACCAAATTCTTCTTCCGTAGATGATCAAGGTCGTATTCAGTATATGAGAGATCCAAATAATCCTACTCCTCAGTATTCTTCAGTTGATTCTAAGGGTAGACTACAGTACAAGGGACCTACTGCTGGTCCTCAGCAAACTACTGTAGATGACAAAGATAGAATTATCTTCCGTAAGTAATGGCGTAAGCCCGACAGGTCGGGGTCGTTAGCCCGATCAAAAAATAATAAGGAGAGCAAAATGTCTCAATGGGGCAATTTAGATTACAAAGAATTGTTGGGAACCGCGGCAGTAGTTGAGGGCGCAACTAACGTAACAACAACAATCGGTAGCTTTACTACAGCTAACGTAAGACCAGGAGACGCTCTTCTGATTTCGAACGTTAAGTATAGAGTAGCAGCTATTACTTCTAATACAACTTTAACACTAAGTAATGCCTATACTGCAGCAACAGGTGCAGGCAGGGCAATGGCTATACAACAATCGCCTAAAGATCTTCTAACCTATGGTTGGACGTCAAACGTTAATTACGATAACCTAGTAGGTAAGCGTAATGTATTTGGTGTAGATAAATTAGAAGTTCAAAATCCTGATGTAAAAGCCAAAGGTATTAACTCACCAGGCTGGGTGCATTATAAGACTTGGACAAACACTCAGGGCTCTACTCGTCACAGAGCAGAAACTTTAGTTGCAATGTCGAAGAACTTTAATAGTAATGCTATTCCTTCACTGCAACTTGATGCACCAGATGATGCAACAATTCCTGATTATGGTGTAACCGTTTCAACAGTTAGTGCAACTAAGACAGGTACTGCGGCATCACCAAGTGCAATTTATGCGGCAACAGGAACAGTTATTCCTTCAGGTCCGACCCCAACATATACATGGCAGTTCTCGCCAAATAATATCGTTTGGGTAGGTCTATTGAACAACGATGGTCCGGTAAACACAGGAAATGCTACATCGTCAATAACTCTATCTAATATCTACGCAACACCTAATGTTATTAGTGGTTATGTAAGAGTTGTAGTTGGTGCAGCAGGAACAACTGATACAGCAACATCTGCAGCATTCCAGATTGTAGCAGGTTCCTAATTAGTGAAATAAATTAAAAGAAAATAATGGCAGATCTAAAATTATCTGATTTACTTGCCGCGACCGCTATATCTGAAGATACCTTCATTTATGGTATTCAAAACGGCATAAGTAAAAAGATTGGTTCAAATGTTTTATTCCAAAATCTAACCGACCCTATTCTTAAAGGTAGGGTCGTTTTAGATGGTGTGCAATTAATTAAGGGAACCGATACTAATCAAACTATTAGTGTAACTAAATCAAGAACTGAATTTAGTACAGGTTCTCTTGTGATGTACCCTAGTCTGCCAGAACCTTCTATTGATGGCGTTATTAAAATTCTAACCTTGGCAAATACGCAAGGTGGCAGAGTTGAAATAACTACAGCAAATTCTAGAATATTTCCTAATGTCTCAATTACTATGGATAAGCGTGGCGAGAGCCTTATGCTTATCTATAGTAGTAATTCTTATTCTAATGGCTGGGTTATCTTAGGAACAACACCTGGTCTGAAAACAAGTTTAGAATTACCTGAAGCAAATATTAGTGATCAAAGAATTCGTAGAGCTATTAGTGCGGGCAACGAAACTATAATTTATGATGAAGCTAACGGTAAAATTCGCATAGGCGATCTTTCTAATACTGTAGCGCAAATTAGTTTAGCCAATGTAACAACTGACGATTTACGTGAAGGTAACATCAACTTATACTTCACAAATAATAGAGCAGTAACTGCTCTAATTCCGGATTTAAATCAACTTAGAAAACCTAACGCAAATGTAATATACGTTTCAGTAAATGGTGATGACCGTTTAGACGGTTTAACAATGCCGAATGCTATTGCAAATATTCATGTTGCATTAAGTAGAGTTAACGCATATTGGACTGTTAAAGTTTTCCCAGGCGTTTATACGTTATATGGAAATCCTGTTACTATTCCAAGAAAAGTTTCTTTGATCGGTAATGATTTAAGAACTTGTGATATCTATCCTGAGAATCAAACCGAAGACATGTTCTATATGAACAACGGAGCATATGTCAATGGGTTTACATTCAGAGGGCATAGAGCAGCAAATCCGAATGATATTAAAAACGGATCTGCAGTATTCTCCTACAATCCCGATGGGTCTGCAGGAAATATTACAACCAGTCCATATATTCAGAATTGTTCGTCTATTACCACTACCGGCACTGGCGTAAGAGTAAATGGTAATTACGTGGGCGGACTACGTTCAATGGTTCTTGATGCCTATACGCAGTTTAATCAGGGTGGCATAGGTGTACACCTGTTGAACAAGGGATATATGCAGTTAGTATCTCTATTCACAATTTGCTGCGAATATTCCGTTCTTGCAGAACATGGTGGTTTTGGTTCCATTACTAACTCTAATAGCTCATTTGGTAATTTTGGTTTAGTTGCAGATGGTGCAAGTGAAACTTTATATTCTGCAAAAATAATTAGGCAAATTTCAAGTAGAGCAGTTGAAATAGAAACAACAGTTAAGCCAAATATTCAAGATAGATTATTAATGGCTAACTATAATCAAGAAAAATGTTTTAGAGACACTGGTCTAATTGTAGATTCCTTAGCGTTAGATTTAGCATATCAATCAAATACTCAGTCAAGATTCGCAGGATTACAGTACTGGGCACAGAGCGTATCTAAAGTATTAGATCAAAAAAATGAAGTTTCATCTACACTTAGATATCTAAAGACCTTAGCTACGAACGTAGTAATTAACAGTACTAACTGGGATAATGCTGCCAATGTACCTTTTCAGGGAACAAATACACAAGTTATTTTGGGCGCCGCTCCCGGCGATGGCAACACTTCTAATTTGGTTGCAGGTGCGTTTGATTTATTTTTAGATGTTTATGAAAATGGTTTATTTGGCGTTACTGACAGGATAATACCTAATTCATATCCCGCAAATTCAAATCCAGTCATTCAAAATACTGCAAATTTACTTATTGCAAATAAGAACTTCATGCAGTCTGAAGCGCAGGCATTTTTGACAACAAATTTTCCATACGCGACATATATTCCCGGAACAAGTATGTTCCTAGATGCGGGTAAACTTATAGATGCTATAACTTTTGATGTTTTACATGGCGGTAATAGACAAACTATTACCAGGGCAATATTATATTATGATTATATACAGGATTCAACCGCACTTAGAAATCAAAGGGTTCAAACCAGCGGAGCTTTCTCCTTTATTAAAACCTTTATAGACGATATTCTAACTCTAACGCCTATTGCAAATACTTATCAAACTACTTATACTCAAAATACTACTATAGGTAATGCAGTAACCAGTAGCGAAGTTTTATATGTAAGAAATAGGATTGATGACATAACAAATATTATTGATAACGGTCCTGATTATGAAAATGTTCAATATAATATTGAACCGATCTCGCTTACCGCAAATACTAACCCCAATGTAGTTCTCGCCACTCAGATTATTCTGGCAAACAGAGATTTTATTAGAGCAGAAGTACTTGAGTATGTAAATCAAAATTGGAAAGATTTAAGTAATGGTACAAGAAACTTCTATACAGTAAACGAATCAACTGACGTATCTTCTAACCTTTGCATTGTTACTTTTGATGAGAAAATTCTTGCCGTAGATAGACCTTTGGCAAATAATAGAATTAGTTTTTATCAGGGAAGTTACATATCAGGTTCTAGTCATACTTTTGAATATGTAGGTGCGGGAACTCAATTATTGCCTGCCTTACCAATGAATGGCGGCATACCTGTACAAGACCATGAAGTTGTTGAAACTCGTGGAGGTTCAGTATACTATACAAGTACAGACCATAAGGGTGATTTTAGAATTGGTAACGAACTACTAATTAATAGAGCAACTGGTACGATCAACGGTAGAACATTTAATAAGAGCTTGTTCGCGGTTATGACCCCGTACATTTTGGCATTACAATAAAGGATTAAAAATGGCAACGTTAGTTCCCTTAAATACTTTTAAAACAATTGCGGCAAATATTACTACGAATCAAACATTACTCTATACTACTCCTGAAGAAGTCGCAACAATTATTCTTACAGCTCAGGTAAGTAATACGGGAAGCGCCGACGCTAATGTTACATTTATTCATAGATCCAATGTATTAGTAGGTGGCACTAGAGTAATTACTGATACAGAATTGGTTAAAGATTTTGACATCCCTACAAAAGATGCATCATCAGTTATTGTAGGTAAAATTGTTTTAGAAGAAAATCAGGCAGTTCTGGTTAGAGGTAGCGCAAATGCTACTCTAAAAATTCTTTTAAGCTTGTTAGAAACTTCATTAGTATAAAAAAATGTCCTTAAAAAGTCTAAGCGGAAGAGTAAGGGTAAAAAACCCGGCAAGTGCGGATCCGGCACGATATAGCTATTTAAACGTAGAAAATGCGGAACCTAATTTAGGGTTACCGGATGCAGATGGCTACATTTTAAAGGGTGATGTAAACGGAAGACGATATTGGACTGCAGGTGCTGCCAACGTAAGACCTTCTCTTAGATATGACTACATTGCAAGCGAAGGGCAAAATGTTTTTAGTAATACTACCGTAAGTTTAACAGGTAGATCTTTATTCTTTGCAAATACAGATGTAGTTTTAGTTCATATCAACGGGGTATTACTTTCTCCAACTGGTAATGTTCTTTTAGGTGCAGAACAGATACCTGACTACACCTTGGGCGATAGTTCTATAACATTGTCCGAAGCTGCATCCGCAGGCGATATTGTTACAATTATGCCTGTTCTTGGTGGGTCTAGTGGAGATCGAGGACCAGCTGGACCAACAGGCCCGCAGGGTGCTACGGGTGCAACTCTTTTAGTTGGTGGACCTACAGGTGCAACCGGAGTTCGAGGAGCAACAGGTGCCACTGGTGCAACAGGACCTACGGGACCGCAAGGCTCTACAGGATTAGGTGCCACAGGCGCAACAGGGCCAACCGGTCCGACGGGACCTACGGGGCCTACAGGCCCCGCAGCAGCGACAGGTGCAGAAGGTTCGACCGGAGCCACAGGCCCAACCGGTGCTACGGGAATTGGTGCAACAGGTCCAACAGGTGCCACGGGTGCGACAGGTCCTAGCGGCCCATCGGGATTTATAGGACCATCTGGGCCTTCGGGTCCTACAGGATCTACAGGTTCGACCGGAGCCACCGGACCTACGGGACCAACAGGGCCTTCGGGACCAACCGGACCAAGCGGACCTACGGGAGTCTCGGGGCCTAGTGGCCCTTCAGGGCCTTCCGGACCTAGTGGAGCAAGAGGACTTCAAGGACTTCAAGGAATACAAGGAATACAAGGATTGCAAGGAAATCCTGGCTCCCAAGGTATTCAAGGGCCAACAGGACCTACTGGGCCCACTGGGCTTACTCCCGCAATAGGCGGATCGACTACGCATATACAGTACAATAACAACGGATCCCTATCCGGAGATTCAAACTTAACATGGACGGCTAGCGGATCAGGTAGAAATTTAATAGTTGGTGGATCAGATGGCACAGCAAATCATGGAATAGTTTCTAGATTCTTTAATTTCAATTCTTCCGGCACGACGATATATTATAACGTCGCATCGACTTGGATTTCTTTTGATATTGCAAGTGGGCAAAAATTCCGAATCGCAAACAACGGAGACGTAACTGCGGCGGGTGACGTTATTGCGTATGGTGTATCTGATATTAGACTAAAGAATAATATTAAGGTTATAGACAAGGCGTTAAATAAAGTATTACAGCTAGAAGGTATAACTTATAATTGGAACAATATTGCTGCTGAAAAAATAGAAAAATCTACAACAGAAAGAGAATCTGGTATTATTGCACAACAAGTTAAAGAAGTTTTGCCTGAGGCTGTTTCTGAAAGAGCAGATGGTTATTTAGGAGTACGTTACGAAAAACTAATACCTCTTTTAGTTCAAGCAATTAAGGAGTTGAAGGAAGAAGTAGAAGAACTTAAAAATCGTTAATTTTATTGAAAGTATATTATGAGATTTCATATTTTGGGAATACCTCATACGGTAACATCTAAAGAATATAATGCCTGCGCATATACGCAAAAGGTTGTTAAATTTGGTAAGATGATGACACAGAGAGGGCATACTGTTATTCATTATGGGCATGAAGATTCTGATCTTATTTGTTCTGAACACGTTAGTGTAATTACAAACAAAGATTTAGAAATTGCATATGGTAATTATGATTGGAGAAAAAACTTTTTTAAGTTTGACGTAAATGATCATGCTTATCAAACATTCTACAAAAATGCAATTGCTGAAGTAGGTAAAAGAAAGCAAAAGAATGATTTTATTTTACCTTTTTGGGGGCATGGTGTAAGACCTATTTGCGACGCTCATCAGCATGATATGATTGTAGTTGAGCCAGGTATAGGATACGCCGGCGGACATTGGGCAAGATGGAAAGTATTTGAATCCTATTCTATAATGCACGCATTTTATGGAATGCAGGGAGTCGGGCATTGTCAGTCTGATTGGTATGATGTAGTTATACCAAATTACTTTGACGAAGAAGATTTTATTTATTCTGAGGAAAAAGAAGATTATATTTTGTTTTTGAGCAGGGTGTACGAAGGCAAGGGTATTCATATTGCAGTACAAGCAGCACAAGCAGCGGGAGTTAAGTTAATTGTTGCAGGTCAAAATCCAGACAATCTTCAATTCCCTGATAATGTTACTTACGTTGGTTATGCAGATGTAGAAACAAGAAAAAGATTGATGGCAAAAGCCAAAGGATTAATTGTAGCATCGTTGTATATGGAACCATTTGGTGGTGTGCAAATAGAAAGTTTATTATCCGGAACACCGACTATTACTACAGATTGGGGCGCATTTACAGAAAATAATATACAAGGTGTTACTGGATATAGATGCAGAACATTTGCAGATTTTGTAAACGCAATGAAAAATGTGGACAAAATCAAATCATCGGATTGTAGAAAACAAGGGGAAAGATTTTTACTTCAGAATGTTGCCCCAATGTATGAGAAGTATTTTCAAGATGTGCTAAATGTATATACCGGAAAAGGCTGGTATGAAATTAAAAAGAAAAAGGAACCAAAAAAAATTTTTATAGACTGCGGAACACATATGTTCCAAGGATTTGAGAAACACAGATTAAATTTAAACATAGATAATAAATGGGTAATACATGGGTTTGAAGCTAATCCATATGTTTACGAAGCAGCAAAAGATTTAAGAAAAAATTACATATCTGAAGGTTTAAATTTTAATCATCATAATCTAGCGGTAGGAACTAAAACTAAATCATCCACAGTTAATTGTGCTTGGGCAGGATATTTGGGAGGGTTTTTGCACGTTGGATCCAACACGTTAAAAAATCCTCCAGCAGTTGATACAGTTTTTGGTGAGAATTTTGATTATGTGGAAAAAAGAATACATGAAATTAATTTTTCAGACTTTGTTAAAAACATATGTGATGACGAAGATTATTCAATTTTAAAAATGGATATTGAGGGTTCGGAATTTGAGGTTTTGGATCATATGATATTAACGGGCGCTATTAAATTATTCAAAGAGGTTTATATAGAATTTCATCAAAGATTTTTTGATAATCCCTCTTTTTATGAACAAAAAATTCTAAAGTATAAAGAATTTTTTAAAGAAAATAATATAATTCTAAGGGAAGATGGATAACAATTGAGATATAATTTTGGCGAGTAACCTATAGTAATTGAATTCTTTTTTTCATGAAATGCTATCTACTATCCAATTTTGGATTAATATAAATAATAGAGAAAAGTCTTGGAAAAAGAATGACAAGAGCACGAGTATTTTCAAAAGGTTTGGGTGGCGGAGGCGGAGCAAATGCTAATATAAATTTAGCAGATGTCCTACCTCTTCTTACTACTGCTAATGTAATTGAGATTTTCCCAAATGTTTACTACAGTAATGCTAGAGTATTTGCAAATATTAATCTTGCAAGTCTAGATGATCTGTTTGATGTAGGAAATACTACTGGTAAGGTCGCAGGACAAGGGCTAGTTTGGAATGGAAATGTTTGGACATTTGGTAACATTTCTGCAAATTTAAGTCTATTTACTACTGACGATTTACCTCAGGGCAATACCAATTTTTACTTCTCTAATGCTCTGGCTAGACGAGCATTTACTGCAGGAACCCCTTCAATTGTAATCGACTGGAATCTAGGTACCATTTCGGCTAACCTAGAAGCAGTTGCTGCGTCTGCAAATACAACTGATACATTACCAGAAGGCGCTGTTAATCTTTACTATAGAGACTCGAGAGCGCACGCTAATTTAAAATTAGCTAGACTTTCTGATTTAAGTGATGTATATACAAAAGGTGATATCCTACCAACAGGTCATCCTGGGGCAGGAACTCCCTTAACTCAAGTAAATACCGGATATACTTTAGTTTGGCATGAAGAATCTAATTCATGGATTGCCGGCAGAGTAGTATCTGAAGAATCAAATGTTGCTAATTCTGCAATAGAAGCCAATACTGTATTAAGTCTTGGTAATCTTACAACAAATGATTTAGCTGAAGGCAATGTAAATTTCTATTTTACCAATGCTCGTGTTTTAGCCAATGTAGAAAGAATGAGTATCAACGTATTGGCAGATGTCAATACTTCAGATAGTCAAGAAGGTTACATACTTACTTACATTGGATCTACTTGGGTTGCAAGATCTCTAGGTAATATCTCAAATATTGATATTGTAGTATCCACAAACTTCGCAAACACCGCAGGGTTAGCTAATGTTGCTCTAATAGCCAATACTGCAAATTTAGCTTTAGTAGCTAGTGTTGCAAACTTAGCCCTTAATACCCAATTAGCTAATTCTGCGACCTTCGCATTTACTGCAAACGTTGCGAACCTTGCGTTAGTAGCATTGACTGCTTTAACAACAAATGCGGCAACACAGGTTCAGAATTTAAATAATTTTACTACTGCTAATTTAGCAGAAGGTGTAAATCTTTACTATACAAATGCAAGAGTTCTATCTAATGTAGAACAAATGAGTATTAATGTATTGGCAGATGTCAATACAACAAATGTTTCCGTTGGTACAGGCATTGGCTATGTTTTAACTTGGACAGGTTCAGAATGGGCGCCTAATGCCTTGCCCGGTGCAAGCGATACTTCAGGTTTTGCAGAAAGATCCAATGTAGCTAACGTAGCGTTGTCCGCAGTATCTACAGAAAGAGCTAATGTAGCAAATACTGTTTTAACGCTAAGTAATTTTACAACTGCGGATTTACGCGAATCTTTTAGCAATCTTTATTACACATCTCAAAGAGTACGAGATGATATTCAAAATGCTATTCTCAATAAAGATATTGAGATAGGCGATGCAATTGTTAATGGTAATCTTAATGTTAGGGGAAATTTAACATTACTAAATAGCGATAATGTTTTAGTTAAAGCCAGAAGAATAACTTTAGCTTCACAGGCATCTGGAGTATCCCAGGCAGAAGGCGCTGGCATCTATATTGAAGGTGCCAATGTAGCATTCGCATATAGTCAGACAAATGATGGTTGGGGTTTAGATAAAAATCTAACCATCAATGGTAACCTATTACCTGCAGTAAATGGACAATATAACTTAGGTCAACCCGGAAAGTTATGGAGAGGCGTTTATATTGGCGCCCAAACCATCTTCTTAGGCAATACCTCTATTGGTGAAAATCCAACGGGCGGATTAATCGTTCAAGATCAGTTTGGTAATCCTGCAGGAATTGATTTATCTAATATTGTTGGTACCGAATATGTTTCGATTAACAGATTAATAGGTAATACAAACCCCGAAATAGAAAATCAAGCCTATATCGGCGGTAATGTTAAGCAATTCACATCCGGCAAGACGGGTAATATTTACTTTGGTATTTTAAAGGATGGAACTGTTAACGAATTCGCAGGTATGCGAGTTATTGAAGCCAATATTGATGGTAATGTAAGAAGTGATGTTCTATTCTACAATGATTATGAAAATAGAAATAATTCTACAATTAGATTGGGATTATATGGTGATGGTAATATTGGTTTAACAAGTAATCTTGTTATATTCAATAACATTAATTTAATTGATAGATTTGGTAATTTTGTAGGTAACGCATTCTTAGGTACTACAGACGTAGCAATAGAAAAAGGCGGCACCGGCGCTAACACCCGACCAAATGCAAGAAGAAATCTATTCTCAGATTTCTCGGGCGGCCTTGTAGCTAAGATTGGCGGAGCAACAAATACACTTGTAGCAACATCTATTGTTGCAGGTACAGGTGTTTATGTAACGGATGGTGATGCACAGAATGGTAGTCCAACTATTGCTATTGGTCAGAACGTACATCCTACTGCATCAGTTATATTTAGTAACGTTACTGTTAATGGACAATTAAACAGCGATGACATTACTGCGGCAGTTATTACCGCAAGAACAGATTTAATTGTTCAAGGTAATTTGACAATTCGTGGTAATATTACTACAATTAATTCTACCACAGTAGTAATTGATGATAAGAATTTAGTACTTGCGAATAATGCGATCGATGCATCGCAAGCGGATGGTGCGGGCATTACAATTAATGGTGCCAATGCTACAATTAATTACGCAAGTGGCGGCGACAAGTTTGTAGTAAATAAAGCATTAGAAGTACAAGGCAATTTAACTTTAGGTTCGTATTCTGTTACCGCAGAACAAGTTAATGTTACTGGCGATAAAGTAATTCTTCTTTCATCGGTTGCAGGATCACCAACTTCCAATGCAAGCTTAGTAGTAAATAGAGGATCCAGTCCAGATGTAGATTTAAAATGGAATGAATCTACTGATCGTTGGGAATTTACTAACGACGGCACAAACTATTTTGTTTTACCCAGACCAGAAGAATATGACAATGTAATATATGATGTTTCAATACAGAGTGGAACCACTCCTGCTCTAAGTGCTAATTTAATTCTAAATGGAAGAAAATCTGGTAATGTAATTTCTACAGATAGAATTGAAATTGTTGGTTCTGGTTTAGTAAAAGTAACAAGAACAAATGATGACAAGTTAAATATTGCAGCAGGCGTTGGTACAATTACAGTAACAAATATTGATAATGCCGGAAATTATGTTCTAGATCAATTTCCGCTAGGAACCTATAGATCAGCAAAGTACGTTTATAGTGCTTTAACGACATCATATATTTCTGGCGGCCCACATCACGCAACAGGAGAAATTTTAGTATTGCATGATGGTGCAAATGCGTATATTACTCAGTATGCAATGTTGACGTCTACAGACGATGATGTAATTAATTTGGACGCCGACATAAATAGTGGGAACCTAAGATTGTTAGCAACTGCAACGTCGGGTGGTCATTTGGTTACCTTAAAATTAACTGGTATAACTTATACTGAAATATAATAAATGCAAGATTTTAGAGTAAAATCCGGACTAAGAGTCGATGGTAATGTATATGGCGTTACCAATTTAACCGTTACCTATAGCGGTTCCTTTGGTAATATTAGAGTTACCGGAGATATTGTAGGTAATGTTGTTGGCACAGTTAGTAGCTTAGCCAATCATACTACATCAAATCTTGCAGAGGGTAACAATCTATATTATACAAATGCCAGAGCATACGCTAATTTAACTTTAGCCAGTATCAATGCTCTGGCGGATGTTGATACTGTTAATGTTTCTCCGCTATTAGGATATGGATTACTTTGGGACGGTTCAAAATGGGCGCCAAACGTAATCACAGTTTCAGATACAGAATTAGCGAATGTTGCTAATAGTGTTCTTGGTATTGTACAACAATCTATTTCATCATTCCAAGCAAATGCTGCTCTCGTATCGGAAGAAGCAAACGTTGCTAATGTTGTTAGAACTTTAGCGAATTTCACTACTGCAAACTTAGCAGAAGGTACTAATCTTTACTTTACTTCTGAAAGAGTGCTAGATGCCTTAGAAGGCAATAATGTTACAGTTAATAATTTAACTGTATCTGGTGATTTAGAAGTACAAGGAAATATTGTAACTATTAATACTGCAACACTAGTTGTAGAAGATAAAAATATTCTTCTTGCGAACGGTGCAATTAATGCCGGCCAAGCTAACGGTGCAGGTATTACCATTGCGGGTGCAAATGCATCCATTACATATGATTCAGCCAACGATCAATTTGAAACTAATAAAGATTTAGAAGTACAAGGTAATGTAAATATTGCCGCAGCAACTGAAGCAGCAAATGGATCGACTACTGGCGCACTAACAGTTACAGGTGGCGCATATATTGCTGGTAATTTGAATGTTGCTGGTGCAATATTCTCAGAAGCAGAGCCGGTAATTAATTTAAGTGCAATGAATCAGAGCTTGGCGGTATTAAGATCGCAAGTTCTCGCACCTTCAAGTAACGTATTATATGTAAATGGCAACGGTGATGATGCAAACGATGGTTTCTCATATGCAAACGCTCTTGCTAATATTCACACTGCATTAAATCGCGCACAACCTTGGACAACAGTTTTTGTTAAGAGCGGCGATTATGTACTTTATAATCAGCCAGTAACAATTAAGCAAAGAGTTGGTTTGGTTGGTGATAACTTAAGAACAACAACTGTTAGACCAAGTCAAGCAAACGTAGATATGTTCTACGTTGAAAACGCATCATATGTAACAGGAATTACATTTAGAGATCATATTGCACCTGCTGCAGTATTCTCATATAATCCAGATGGTTCCGCTGGAACTATTGTAACAAGCCCGTACATCCAAAATTGCTCATCCATTACAACTACCGGTACAGGTATGCGTGTAAATGGTAATTATGTAAGCGGATTACGTTCAATGGTTTGTGATTCTTATACCAATACTAATGAAGGTGGTATAGGAATTCATATGTTGAACAGAGGCTATACTCAGTTAGTTTCTGTATTTACTATTTGCTGTGATATTGCTGTACTTTGCGAGGATGGAGGTTTCTGTTCTATCACAAACTCCAACGCATCGTTTGGTAGATTGGGTCTATTAGCAAGAGGTGTTAGCCAGCCGCTAAACTTCGGAAAGTTCGATTCAATCGTAGATACGGATGAAGGAACCAAATATTTAATTAAGGATTTGAATTCAAGACCGAACTATGGTGACGCAGTTCTGTTTGCCAATTACAATCAAGAAAAATGTTCTAGAGACACAGGTTTAATTGTAGATTCATTGGCATTTGATTTGGCATATCAGTCAAATACACAATCTGCTTTCTCTGGTTTACAATATTGGGCACAAGCAGAATCTGCTATTCCAAACCAGGCAGAGGAAACAATTGCCGCATTTAATTATGCTAAAGATTTAGCAACGAATGTTGCATTAAATATTACCATTACATCTCCAAGACAAGCAAATGTTACCCAAACATCTGGCACTGCTGGGGCATGGGTATCGAGAATTTCTGACGGATTTGATTTAGTTGCAAAAATAATGATTTCAATACTACACAAATTGCCAATCAAATTCCGCAAACAACTGCGGCATATGATTTTATTGGATCCATAGTTGATGATATTGTAAGAAATAAAAAGGTTGCGGCATATAATCAAGAAAAATGTGAAAGAGATACTGGTCTAATCGTAGATTCTCTAGCATTTGATTTAGCTTATAATAGTAATACGCAATCCAACTTCGCAGGTTTACAATACTGGTCTCAGACATCTTCGGCAATCCCTAACCAGTCTGAAGAAACTGTGGCAGCAATTAATCATGCCAAAGTATTAGCTGCAAATGTTGCACAAAATATTACTATTGCTTCTCCAAAGCAAGCTAATATTCTGCAAGTATCTGGTACAGGTGGTAGCGCACTAGAGTCAAATACAATTACTAATAATTATAACTTAATTATTGATATTATTAATAATGGAACTGTTGGTGTAACTGATAGAATTGTTCCTAACAGATTCCCCGCTAATTCTGATGTAAATGTTAATAATGCTGCGAATTTAATTCTTTTGAATAGATCATTTATCCAGGCAGAAACAATTGCGTATATAAATCAAACATACCCAGGATTCTTTGCTAACGCTAATAACTTTATTGATCCTGTAAATGCAGAAGCAAAATGTTCAAGAGACGTTGGATTCATTTTAGATAGCGTAGCTTTTGATTTAAGACATGATGGTAATAGACAATCGATTCAATCGGGTGTGTTCTACTATAACTTCAGTGCAAACACAACTCAAATTAATGATCAGATTGTACAGACCGGCGCAGCATATAATTTTATTGGTAGTATCATAGATGAGGTTGTAAGAGGAGTTCCTGTAGCAAATGTAAGGCAAAATGTCTATACTCAAAATACTACAGCAGCGACTGCCGCAACCTTTGAAGAAGCAAACATTGTTCTGCAGAAAATTAGTTTAATTAATAATATTATTACTAGTGGGCCAAATGTTGCTCTGGCCAAAACATCATTAAGCGGAAATGTTATTACAATCTCCACAAATGTGTCAAATGCAGTTAAATTAATTTTAGCAAACAAAGATTTTATTAGAGCAGAGACAATTGAATTTGTAAATGCTACATTGTTCGATCCTCCGTATCAGTCTGTTTATAGACAAAATACTACAGCTTTCCCTGCGGCAAGTTTAACCGAAGCAAACTTAGTATTAAATAATATAGATCTAATTACAAATATTATTGAGAATGGTGCAAATGCTGCTCCTGCTAGAAGACCAATATCTTATAGTACGTTAAGTAATGACTCAAATGTAATTAATGCAGCTAAAATTATTCTATCTAATAGAGACTTTATTGTTGCAGAAGTAAATGGATACATTAATAGAAATTGGGCAAATATTAGTAATGGAACAGTTGCTTTCTATACAGTAGCTAACAGCACACCGCTTGTAGGAAATACTTCGTTAGTTACTTTCCTTGAGGGTGCGATAGAAGATATTACTCCGATAGCAAATTCTACAGTGAGTTTCCATCAACCAAGTTATATTTCTGCGTTGGGTTACACATTTGAATATATTGGTTCGGGCACTAATTTACAAACGGCATTACCGTATAATGGCGGATTCCCGATTCAAGAAAATGAAGTTACTGAAGAAAAAGGCGGAAGAGTTTATTTCACAAGTACAGACCAACAGGGCGACTTTAGAATTGGTACAGAACTAGTTTTCAATAGAGTAGATGGAACAATTTCAGGTAGAACATTTACCAAGGCATTGTTCTCAGTTATGACACCATATATATTAGCAGTCGAAGGATAAAATCAAATGGCAACCGCATTAAACGTATTCAGAACAGTTACAGCAGACCTTACAACCGAAGATAAGTTGTTATATACTGCACCAAGCAGAAAAACATCTATTTTCCTTTCGGTTCAGGCTACTAATCTAACTAATAATACTGTTCAAGTATCTTTTTATCATGGATCAACTGCAAATGTAAAGACTGCTCTTGCTAAAAACTTCAAAATTCCAACAGGCGATTCTATGGCAGTTATCAGCGCGGGTGCTAAGTTGGTGTTAGAAACAGGACAAAAAGTATATTCAAGCGCAAGCGCAAACAATTCAGTTCAATTAGTAATGAGCGTACTAGAATCAGCAAATGACTAAACTAATATCGGGAAGAATTGCTAAAGTAGACAGCGCTAATGTCAGTGCTGATCGTTATCAATTCATAGAGCTTTCAGAAACAGAACCAGATTTAGGCCTACCTTCTGAGTTAGGTCAAATATTCACCTCAGACTTATCCGGTAACAGATATTGGGTTCGTTTAGATACTGCAAACGTAACAGAACTTAATAATCTATATTTTACCAATACTAGAGTTATAAGTGCTCTTGTTGGTGCAAATGTATCTTTAAATAATTTAATTGTATCCGGTGATCTAGAAGTACAAGGCAATCTTGTAACTTTAAATGTGGTTTCCGTTTCAATTGAAGATAAGAATTTATTACTGGCAAATGGTGCCACTAATTCAGCCGCAGCAGATGGCGCAGGAATCACTATTGCGGGTGCTAATGCTGAAATAACATATCAAAATACCGGCGATAGAATTAATTTCAACAAACCGGTTAATGTTCAAGGCAATTTAACGATCGATGGTTCGTTTGTTGGCAATGGCTTAATAATTAGAAACATTGCTGTTACTGATGAAATATTAACAGGAAATATTTTAGGTCAAGGGTTTACATCTAATACAATTGTTGTATCCGAAACCTTAACTGGTAATATAATCACTGCAAATGTAGTAACTTCAAAAGAATGGTATGGCATTTATACTGCCAACGTACTAGAAACTTCGGGCAACCTGTACTATACAAATGATAGAGTATTCTCATTTGTAACAGGAATGTCTATAGGTGACCTTGTAGATGTTGCAAATATCTATACCCACAATGGCGGAGCTTATGTAGGTATACAGGAAGGACAAGCTTTAGTTTGGGATGGTAATGTATTTATTCCAGTATTCGTTAATAGTGAAGTTGCAAACGTAGCAGATCTTGCTGTTAAGGTTCTAAATTTAGAAAATCAAACTACTGCCAATGTCCGTGAAGCAGCATCCAATCTATACTTTACAAATACTAGAGTATTAGATGCGATTTCACTTGCAACTATTAATCCAAATAATATTAACGCAAATAATATTGTTGTAGATAGTATTACTGCAAATATTTGGAACAGAATATATACGGCAAATGTAATTGAAACTGCAGGTAATTTATATTTTACCACACAAAGAGCTAGAAGTTCCGTTTCAAACAGTACAGGTGTTTATTATAGTTCAGACAATGGGGTGTTCTCAATTGGACAAGATGTTGCAATAACATCCGATGTTCAATTTAGAGATTTAACACTATCAGGTAATTTATTCATATTAGGTAATGTCGCAATTATTGCAGCCAATACCTTAGAAATTAATGATCCGATTATACATCTTGGTTTAGGTAATCCAGGTGATCAGTGGGATATTGGATTCGTTGGGCATTATGTAGACGCCGGGGACAGACACACAGGTCTCTTTAGAGATGCAACTGATAAGAAATTTAAATTTTTCAGCAATACAACTGTAGATCCTAGTAATGTAAATTATATCGATACTACTGAAGATTCATTTAGATTAGCTTCAGTTGTTGCAGAGACATTTGAAGGTAATGTAATTGGTACTGTAAGCAGTATCGCCAATCATAATACTGATGCTCTTGCTGAAGGCGTAAATAACCTTTACTATACCAATGCAAGAACTGTCCAAACAGTAACACCATTATTAACTACTGCAAATGTAGTAGAATTAACTAATCAATATTTTACTAACGTTAGAGTTCTACAAGCAGTAGAACCAAGATTAACTACTGCTAATGTAACAGAACTAGATAATCTATATTTTACCAATGCTCGTGTTCTAGCTAATGTAGAACAAATGAGTGTTAATGTGTTTGCTGATGTTGATATTTCAGGTGTTGCTGTAAATGCAACATTAGTTTGGGATGGTACGAAGTTTGTTCCAGGTTCTACAGATACGTCTTTAAGATCTAACTTCGCAAATGCTGCAACTTTTGCTAACATTGCAGGATCATCTAATGTTGCCCTACTTGCAGACTTAGCTAATTTAGTATCTTCGTTAAGTAATCATAATACTTCGAATCTTGCTGAAGGTACTAACTTATATTATACAAATAGTAGAGTTTTATCAGCATTAGTTTTTGCAAATGTTTTAGTTGCGGATTTAACAGCAGCAGGTAATCTTGTTGCAAATGGTCTAATCATCCGCGGTATTAATGTTAATGATAATTTTCTGACGGGCAATATTAACATTACGAATATTGCCGCAGCAAATGTAATTAATGCAAATATTATTTCTGCGCAGCAATGGCAAGGAATTTATACTGCCAATGTAATTGAATCGCCAACAAATTTATACTTTACTAATACCAGAGCAATTTCTGTAGTAACGCCTTTATTAACTACGGCGAATGTAAATGAATTTGGATCGAATCTTTACTTTACACCTGAAAGAGTAGTTCAGACAGTAACGCCTTTATTAACTACAGCAAACGTAAATGAAACAGGTGCAAATCTATATTTTACCCCTACAAGAGTAGTTCAAACAGTAACGCCTCTATTAACTACAGCAAACGTAAATGAAACAGGTGCAAATCTATATTTTACAAATGCGAGAGTTTTAGCTTCTCTTGTTAATGCAAATGTTCTAGTTGCAGATTTAACAGCAGCAGGTAATTTAGTAGCAAATGGTTTAATTATTCGCGGTATTAATGTTACTGATGCTGTACTAACAGGCAATCTTACCGTTACTAATATTACAAATGGTAATGTAATTATTGCGAATGTTATTTCTTCACAAGTTTGGCAGAATTTATATTCCGGCAACATAATTGAATCCACAAATCTATTCTTCTCAAATGCAAGAGTAAATGTAGCAGTTCGTCCGATGATGACGACTGCAAATGTGGTAGAAAAGGATAACCTATATTTTACAATTCAACGAGTATTTGATACCTTATCATATGCAAATTTAGGATTAAACAATCTAACAGTTATCGGTGATTTAGAAGTACTTGGGAATACCGTTACTCTAAATACCGGTATTCTTACTGTTGAAGATAAAAACATTACGCTGGCAAATGGATCTACTTCTGCTGCGGTAGCAGATGGTGCAGGTATTCATGTCGCCGGCGCCGGCGCCAATATCATTTATGAAGTCGCAGGTGATGTTTGGGGCTTTAATAAAGATATTAGAGTTACCGGCAATATAATTGCAACCGCAAACTTAATTGCGAATGGCTTAATAATCAGAAACATTAACGTATCTGATACTGTTCTTGCAGGTAACGTAACAGGTACGGCTGTTACTGGAGCAAATTTATTAGCTGATAGTGTAACAGCTAATATTTGGAATAGATTATATACTGCAAATGTAATTGAAACTGCAGGTAATTTATATTTCACAACTGCAAGGGCAAGAGCATCCTTTACTGCTGGCGAAAATGTTACGATTACTGATGGTGAAATTTCAGCACAATTAGGATCTACAGTTGTAGTTAATGATAGCACAACAGTTGTGGCTGCAGCAAATACTTTAACCTATTCAATGGGTAGAAATATAACTGATCCAAGAAACGTATTAGTTATTATCGAAGGTTTATTGCAGATACCTACAACAGATTATACTGTTAGTGGTTCTAGTTTAACATTAACCTCGCAGCCTCCGGTTGGTACTAGTATTGAAATAAGATTCTTTGGTACTGAGGCATTTAGATCTACTACACCATCAACACTTGCTACAGTTAATACATTTGTTGGTAACGGAGCAAATTCTAGTTTCAATTTAACAGTTAGTCCTCCAAGTAAATCATATGTTACCGTAGTTATTGACGGTGTTACGCAATTAGCTGAAGCATATGAAATAGTAGGTACAACTTTAATTTTAGATGAAGCACCAGATAATTCTGCAAATATTGATGTAAGAATTATAACCGGTGTTGGTACAGGTGCATTCAACACCAGAACATTTAATGGCGACGGTGCCAATACTAATTTTACAATTACTTCAGGGTTTTCCAACGATACTATACTTGTATTTGAGAATGGTGTTGCGCAGGTACCTGTTACCGATTATAATGTTTCAGGAACCACATTACAATTTACAACAGCACCCGCACCAAATGTAATTGTTCAAATTAGGGAATTAGGAGTGGTTCCGAACGTAAGTCAACAATCTAATAATTTAGTTTTTGTTATGGCAAATTCATTACATTGGCAAGGCGAAACTATTACAACAGTTTCTGCAGCATTAAATCAATTAGCAGCTAGACTATACACCGCAGGTTATTAAACATAAATAATTTATATGGCAAGAAGAATAAGCAGATTACAAATAGAAACAAGTGCAGCTAGTAACAATGACATACTGGTTGTGGAGGCTGGCGACTTTGTTTTTAAGAATCTTGCCAATGTCTACGCTGGCATTAGTCCAAATTCAAATGTGGAAGGTAATATTAGATTTACCGGTTCGGTAACTGCTAATTCTTTTGCTTCTGCAGGCACGGGTACTCCCACAGTAAGTTCTGAAACAAGTATTAATCTAAGTGCTAATGGTGCAAATGGTGGCGCAGTAGTAGTACAAAATTCAGCCTTAAGATTAAGATCATATTCTACTGGAAATTTATCCTCTCTTACTGCAGTTGAGGGAGATCTAGTTTACAATAATACAACTAAAACTCTCCAATTTTATAATGGTACAGTTTGGGCAAACGTCTAAGAATTAGATAAAGAATCAAATGGCAAAACTAAAGATATCAGAATTATCAAAGATTACAACAGCAAATCCAACCGATTTACTGTATATCGTTCAGTCTAATGCGAGTAGAAGCATTAGCGTAAACGATTTACTTAAGAACTTTGCCAGTCAAACCTTAAGCGGTAATGTATCTTTTGGTGGCACTCCTCAGGTAATTAATGGCGCAGGCACAGTAGATTTAACTACTCCGATAACCTTTATTAGAGTCGGCGGTTCATTACAAACAGTTTCTATTCCCCGTGGTGCTAATGGACAGTTAAAACTTGTTACGACAGTTAGTACCTCCGGCGGAGTTTCAAGACTTTCAGGAAATATCTCAGGCGTAGATTTAAATTTCTCGGCAGTTGGCGATAACGCTCTTCTAGTATATACGGGTGGCGAATGGAGAGTTATTGCACAATCAGAATTTAGATCAGCAAACTCATATGTAACTTCTGTAAACGGCGAAGGTCCTGGTACTGTAGTTTTAACCACGGCAAATATTGCAGAAGGTGTAAATCTTTACTATACAAATTCAAGAGTTAGATCAGCTATTACTGTTTTAGGTGATGCAACCTACAATCAAGCAAACGGTATTTTAACTGTTCTTGGCGGTGTAACTTCAGTCAATGGATCGAACGGTGCAGTAGTTCTAACTACATCAAATATTTCTGAAGGTGTAAATTTATACTACACCAACGCAAGAGTAAGATCTGCCTTCACTATTACAGGCACAGGTTCTTATGATCAGGCAAATGGCATTATCAACGTAGTAGGTGGAGTAACCTCCGTCAATGGTGCAACGGGTGCAGTAGTTTTAGATACAGATGATGTTGCCGAAGGCCCTAATAGTCTTTACTATACAAATAGCAGAGTAATTTCAGCAGTCAGCGCACCGGATAATATCTTCTTTGGTAATCTAATACCGAAGGGCAATGAGCTTTATAATTTAGGTTCTCCTACAAATAGATGGAAAACTCTTTTCATTGCAGCAAATACCATTGACTTAGGTGGTGTCACAATTTCCGCAGGAGACGGTGGCATAAGTCTACCAGTAGGTTCAACCATTGGTGGAGTTAACCCTGGTGCGATTCAAATTAAGGGCGAACTTGCAGATGCGAATTTATTGCCAATTACGGCAACTGCAGGCGATGGCTATTTAATTACAAGTAATTTGTATGTTTGGAATAGTACATCTTGGTCTAATTTAGGAAGAATTGAGGGACCAAAAGGTGCAACAGGTCCGATTGGCCCCGTAGGAGCAACAGGTCCACAAGGTTCTACTGGTGCAGCAGGTACTAGCGTAACAATTGTAGGTACGGTTGCCAATGTAGATTTACTTCCCCCATCTGCTCCCGATGGCGCAGGTTATCTGATTGAAGGTAACCTATATGTTTACTCAGCAAATATTGTAACAAACGTAGGTAGAATTGAAGGCCCAATGGGGGCGACAGGCCCAACAGGTAACACAGGAGCTACCGGCCCAATTGGTATAACTGGTGCAACCGGATTGCACATTGTTACTGCGAATCTAATCGCAAGTAATTTAATTATTACTCTTAATGATTCAAATACGATTAATGCCGGAATAGTTGTAGGTGCAACAGGTTCTACTGGACCGCAAGGTTCTACAGGACCCGAAGGCCCAACCGGTGCCACCGGTTTAGTAGGTCCAACAGGAATTCAAGGAGCAACCGGCCCAACGGGCCCCACAGGTCCTGTAGGTCCAACAGGATTTACTGGGTTAACCGGATCTACAGGTATTCAAGGTGCAACAGGAACAGGCTTAACAGGTTCTACAGGACCTACGGGACCGCAAGGTTCCACCGGTATTCAAGGTGCAACAGGTCCACAGGGATCTACAGGTGTTCAAGGCCCTACAGGAGCTACTGGTATTCAAGGTGCAACAGGACCTACAGGGCAAACAGGATTGGGCTTTAATATTGCTAAAACATATTTAAGTGTTGCAGCATTGACCGCCGACACTTCTCCAACGGGTATTATTGCAGGCGAATTTGCTCTCATTGAAACCGGCGATGTGGAGAATTCAGAAAATAGTAGACTATATCTATGGAATGGAAGTGTATATTCTTATGTTAACGATTTAAGTGGTGCTGCAGGTATTACTGGTCCTCAAGGCGCAACAGGCGTTGGTGCCACAGGTTTAACGGGACCTACCGGATTAACCGGTCCTACTGGTTTAACTGGACCTACGGGTATTACAGGCGCTACAGGAATAGGTGCGACGGGCCCAACGGGTGCCACAGGTAGCCAAGGCGCCACTGGAATAGGTTCGCAGGGAGCTACAGGGCCGATTGGAGCAACGGGATTAACTGGTGCTACAGGTTTAACGGGCCCCACAGGTCCTACCGGCATTGAAGGTCCTACAGGTCCTCAAGGTGCTACAGGAGTTGAAGGACCAACCGGTCCTCAAGGTGCTACAGGATTAACAGGACCTACTGGTTTAACTGGTCCTACTGGTTTAACAGGCCCAACAGGTATAACGGGTCCAACCGGTCCGCAAGGTGCCACTGGCGTAGGAGCAACAGGTTTAACAGGTCCTACGGGTGTAACAGGTCCTACAGGACCCACGGGTGCTACAGGAGTAGGTGCAACAGGTTTAACAGGTCCTACAGGTGCAACTGGCGCAACAGGATTATATGTAACCTCCGCAGCCGTAACTGCAGGCAATTTGATATTATCATTAAATGATGCAAATACAATTAATGCAGGTTTTGTAATTGGTGCTACAGGTATAGGAGCAACAGGGCCTACAGGACCTACTGGTGCGACAGGACCTACAGGGCCAACAGGACCCACAGGCGCAACTGGAGCAGCAGGTGGTTTCTCTACAGGTTCTAATGCACAAGTTAATTCTTTAGGTATAGGTACGCCAGCTTCGGGAGTAGCCGGAGAAATTAGAGCAACAAATAACGTTACTGCATATTATTCTGATGATAGATTAAAAACAAGATTAGGTACTATTGAAAATGCTTTAGATAAAGTAAAATCTTTAGTTGGATTCTATTATCATGCAAATGAAACCGCCCAACAAATGGGATACGCTACGCAACAAGAAGTAGGTATTTCTGCACAGGATGTTGAAAAAATTATGCCAGAAGTTGTTGCGCCTGCGCCAATTGATGATAGATATCTAACAGTTAGGTATGAAAGATTAATCCCTCTGATCATTGAAGCCATTAAGGAATTAGATAAGAAAATTGATGATCTGAAGGAGAGATAATGGCTCTTTTAAATGACGGAGAAATTAGTCTAGGTGGTAGTTCTACAGGTAGATCTATAAATTTAGAATTAAGCAAATTACCCGCAGCCATAGTTAGTCTTAATGATTCGGATGTACGAAGTCTAGCCGGCATTCTATCCGGCACTATTTCCCTAGAAAATTTTTACGGTAAATCTGTCTACATATATGGGCAGGAAGAATTTACCTCGGCTGGAACCTACACCTGGGTTTGTCCAGAAGGAGTTACCGCAGTATCTGTTTTATGCATAGGCGGTGGCGGCGGCGGTGATGCAGGTTCTGATCTTATTGGCGTAGGTGGAGGCGGCGGTGGCGGCGGTCTTGCCTACAGAAATAATATTTCCGTTATACCAGGACAAAGCTATACCATAGTTGTAGGTGCAGGCGGATTCGGTCAGATTACAGTGAATAGAGTAACTACACAAGTAAGTACAGATGGTGGACAATCTAGCGCATTTTCCTGCATTGCGACGGGCGGGGCAAAAGGTGCCAGAACTGCTGCCACAGTCGTAATTGGTTCAACCGCGGATGGCGATGGTGGGGGAAGATCGGGAGTATTTAATGGTGGGGCATCAGGCGGAGTAGGTGGTTCAATCGACACTTCCGTTTTAGGATTTAGAGGACCTGGGGGTGGCGGAGCTGCAGGTTATACTGGCACAGGAGGCTATGGCGCACGTGGTCAAAGGGCATCTGGCACACCAACTTCTGCTGCAGGATTTGCTGGAGGACCAGGAGCAGGTGGCGGCGCAGGCGGTGGAGGCTCAGCTTTTAGAAGCGATGTTGTTAGAGTAGCCACCGGAGCAGGTGGAGGTGGTGTAGGAATTTATGGCGCAGGTCCCAATGGCGCAGGTGGCACGGGTGGTTCCTCAACCGTAGCTGCGGTGGATGGTGGTGATGGTTCAAGTGGTTCTTTTGGCTATTATGGTGCAGGTGGAGGTGGAGGAGTAGGTGGAGATTCTAGATCAGCACAGGACGGAAAAAACGGTGCGGTAAGAATTATTTGGCCTGGTCAATTAAGAGCATTCCCACAAACAATTACAGAAAATGTATAAAGAATATATTGTTAGCTTAAATCGAGGTGTGGATTACGACGCTTTCTGGAATCAAATAGAAAACGAGAGCGAAAACGATTCCTTTGTACCATCTAGACGAGTAGAAATAATTAATAATAGAGATGGTAGCTCACGTAGTTGCCATTATTCTTTAACAGATGAAGAAGCGGCAAACTTAAAAAATGATTCTAGAGTTTATTCGGTTGAAATTCCCCCTGATCAAAGAGACGATGTAAAAATTGGTCTAAGAGCTTTTCAGGTAGGAGACTTTTCAAAAGGAAATTCTTCTTCGGGTGACAGAAGAAACTGGGGATTAAAAAGGATAAACGAAGCAACAAATGTCTATGGCACAGGTAATACTGCAAATGATATTTACAAGTATATCTTAGATGGCACAGGCGTAGATGTAGTTATACAAGATAGCGGTATTGAAGTTGCTCATCCTGAATTTAAAGATGATGCGGGCAGCTCAAGAGTACAACAAATAAATTGGTATACTGAAAGTGGCTTAGGTGGAACACAGAATGCAAATCATTACAGAGATTTTGATGGCCATGGAACTCACGTAGCAGGAATTGTTGCAGGCAAAACTTTTGGTTGGGCAAAAAATGCAAGAATATATTCCCTGAAGGTTAATGGTCTTGAGGGAGCAGGCGATACTAACACAGGTATTTCCATTACAGATTGCTTTGATGTAATTAAACTTTGGCATAGAAGAAAACCAATAGATCCTAAAACAGGATTTAGAAGACCAACCATTGTTAATATGAGTTGGGGATATAGTTTAACATATTCAAGTGTATCATCTGTAACCTATAGAGGAACAACTTACACTGACGGAAGTACTACAGGAGATGCTGCATACCGCTGGACAAATTATGGCTTAGTTAATTTGACCAGTGGAGGAAACTTTGTAACTAATTTTAGATTGGGTTCTGTTGATACAGATATACAAGAATTAATAGATGAGGGAATACATGTTGTAATTGCGGGTGGAAATAATTATCATAAAATAGATGTACCATCAGGAGTAGATTATAATAATAGTTTTGTAACTGGTGGTTCCACATATGAATATCATAGGGGGTCTAGTCCGTATGATGATGAGGCATTAAAGGTTGGAAATATTGATACCATCACTTTTAACGCAGTACAAGACCAAAAAGCACATTCAAGTGAAACAGGGCCAGGTATAGATATTTGGGCACCGGGTGCAAACGTAGTAAGTGCAACAAGTAACATTAATGAATATAGCAATGTTTCATATAATTTAGATTCAGGTTTTAAGCAAATTAATTTAAGCGGTACATCTATGGCAGCCCCGCAGGTATGCGGAGTAGGCGCACTTGTTTTACAATTAAATCCAGGATTAACCCCTGCAAATTTAAAGAACTGGTTTGTTACAAAAGCAGTAAGTAATTCGGTTATATATACTTCGAATGTCAACAATGATTACACTAATACAAGATCGTTGTTAGGCGGAAATAATAGATTTTTATATAATCCATTTGGTATAGAATCAGATTGTAATTTAGTTGGTCCTGTAACCATTACCAATGGAGCATTTACTTTAGAAAAATAATATGCAATTTGAATTGACTGAAGATAATTTTATTATGTTTGCGGTAAAAAATTACGATAATCCTGGTTGTGTGGGGATGGATGAATTTTATGATGACTTAAAAAGATTTAAGTATATAAAAAGATTACTTAGAAAACATAATGTTGGTAAAGATTTAAAAGAAAGATTAATTTTAAATCACATTATAGTTCTTGGTAATTTGTTTGGGGTTGAAGCCACAACTAAAATGTTATTTTTTAAACTTGAGAAAAAGTTTTGGCCTCAGATAAAAACCTTTTTAGTATTTCTAAATTATATGCCATTAAAAGTTATAGTATCACCGGGTGTGGAAATTTTAGATATAGACATACCGATCGACGAAAAAATTTTTGAAACTTTAAAGACAATCTAATATGGGACGATTTGTAGATTCAATTATTGCTTATAGAATTTTAACATTATTAGTTACTCCTTTTGAAAATACTGAGGCATTTCGTCGCGGAATAATTGATACCAAAGGCAAAGAATTAAAAAAGATGAGCGATCTTAAATCTGTTGAAGATAGAGACGCTTATACTTTATTACATAGATTAGTATATAGAATAAAAAGAATAATAGAGAAAGTGCCCATTGATAATAAAAAGATTGTATCTTTAGCTGCGGCATATTCTCTAATTAAAGAACATCTGAATAATAATAAAGAACCAATAAATTTAGAAGAACAATATCTTAAAAGACTAGATACTAATCTTAACGAAGAAGTTGCTTATTTAGAAACACTTATGGAAAAGAACAAGATGTTTACGTTTAAGCAATTTACTGAGGAAAATGGTCCAGTCGCAGCAGCTCCCGCAAATAACGCAGCAGCTACACCTGGCATTGCAGGTTTAGGAAAAGATGTACCTGTTAGTGTAAAAGCGCAAAAAAGATATACCTCTTAGAGATCTAGATACAGATATTAGAGTGTCTGTTTTAGAAACTCAGGTTAATTCGTTAACTCATGATCTTGAGAAAATAGAAAAGAAAATTGATGATAACTATTCAGTTCTCCACACCAGAATAAATGAATTGGATGAGGCGTTTGAAATAAAAAATGAAAAGATATTGAAAAAGATAGATGACCATAGTTTGGCAAGCACCCAACACACCAGAGAACTTTTGGATAAGATTAATAAAATCGAAAAATGGAGATGGATGATTATGGGCGGGGCCTTGGTTGCTGGTTATGTTCTGGCACATATTAGAATGGAAAATCTATTTTAACACTTGACATTCTACCTGTGATATAATATAATTTAGGCTTATATAGGAGCCTAAATGTCTTTATTTGTCGATCTAAAATATTTAAAATTAGTTAGTTCACAACTGCCCCTTTTTAAACAAAAGGGCGATCATCTATATAATTGCAGATGTATCATCTGTGGTGATTCTTCCAAAAAGAAAAATAGAGCAAGGGGATACTTTTACTCATCGAAGAACGAACTGTATTATAAGTGTCACAATTGCAGCGCTTCTATGCACTTTGGTTCATTTCTAAAACAGTTTTTTAATGTACAATATAATCATTATGCTTTAGAAAGATATGGTCAAGGAATTCCAAAAAATAAACCTCATCAAAGTGTTGAGGAAAAATTTAAAATGGCTGAACCTGTTTTTGAAAAGAAAACCGAAAGACTTATTGATAAAATTTTAGATAGAGTAGATACCTTACCCGAGGATCATATTGCAGTAAAGTTTTGCGAAAAAAGAAAAATTCCTGTAGAAAAGTATGAGGATATATACTTCATTGATAATGTTAAAAACATAGAACAACTAAGTGAAAAATATAAAAACAAAATAGAAACAAGTGAGCCTAGACTCGTACTTCCTTTTTATGACAGAGATGGGCAAATGACGGGAGTTACTTGCAGGGCATTAGGAAAAGAAACTCTAAGATATTTGACTATTAAAGTTAAAGAAGATGAAATACTCGCATTTAATTTAGATAAGGTAAATACTGAAAAAGATATTTTTGTAGTTGAAGGTCCTATTGATAGTTTGTTTTTGCCTAACGCTATTGCAGTAGCAGGAACAGCATTTGTTAAACTTAACACACTTGATTTGCCTAAAGATAAATTAACAGTTATTTTAGATAATCAACCTCGCAATAAAGATGTTTGTAAAATAATAGATAAAATGATCGACGGCGGATATAAAGTAGTTATCTGGCCTCAGTCATTGGTGGAAAAAGATATTAATGACATGGTGCTTGCTGGTAAGAAACCATTAGATATAATTAAAAAGAGTACATATCAGGGACTTGAAGCAAAAATTAAATTCACTGAATGGAAGAGGTGCTAAATGAAGGTTTACATTAACAAATACAAAGATCATTGGATAAGTCCATATACAGTAATTGATCGCATTTTCTTCTGGACTGAATGGTCCAAGTGCAGTCGTGATCGTAGTGCTATTATTGATGATGCCAAATATGTCGAGCATCCTGAATGGGTAGATAAACTAGCAGACTTTTTAAATCCAATTTCTGTAGCTATTCAATCGGTGTTAGATAAAATTGATCGCAAGATTGATTATGTTAAAATTGATCGTTGGGATACTTGGAGTATGGACAATACTTTAAGTCATATTGTTCTACCTATGCTAAAACAACTAAAAGAAACTAAGCATGGTTCTCCCTATGTAGACGATGATGACGTACCAGAAGAATTAAGATCAACGTCTGCTCCTCCTAGAAAAAATGAATGGGATACAGATGATAATCATTTTAAGCGTTGGGATTATGTTCTTGATGAGATGATCTTTGCCTTTGAGCATAAAGTTAGTGATGATTGGCAAGATAATTTCCGTTCCGGGGAAATTGATATGATCTGGACACCCGTTGATGCGGATGGTAAAGAAGTACCAAAGGGAGAGCATAAATTTTATACGATGAAAGATGGACCTAAGCACACATATGTTTGTGACTATGATGGAATAAAGGCGATCGAAGATCGTATGCAGAATGGTTTTAGACTTTTCGGAAAATACTATCAAGGATTGTGGGACTAGAAATGACGATAGAACAAGAAAGAGCGTTTAACGATTGGTGGAATAAGTACTATAAATCTTCCAGCGATATACAAATAAAAGAAGCTGCAAAAGAAGCTTGGATTGCGGCAGTAGAATACTCAGAAAATAAAAGTGATAGAAATTTTAGATGGGATGGTATTATTAAATGAAAGTAAATTTGATTAGCTATTCCGAACCTGCAGGAACAATGCCGGCGGATATTGATAACATGCAAGACTTGGTGGCATATTGTGCAAGAGTTTCAAATCCATCAAACCAACTTAATACGGAAACTTCTGAAAAATTAATCAGATATCTAATTAAAAATCAGCACTGGTCTCCATTGGAAATGGTGAGTGTTTGTCTTGAGATAATAACCACACGAGATATTGCTAGACAAATGCTTAGACACAGAAGTTTTAGTTTTCAAGAGTTTAGCCAAAGATATGCAGACCCCGTACAGGAGTTAGAATTTGTAACTCGTGAAGCAAGATTGCAGGATACGAAAAATCGTCAGAACAGCATAGAGATGAATTTTTCTAATACTGAACATAGAGAAATCTCAAGGCTCTGGCAAGAAAAACAACAAGAAATTATCAGATTGGCCAAGGAAAATTACGTTTGGGCCATAAATAATGGTATAGCTAAAGAACAGGCCAGGGCTGTTCTGCCCGAAGGCCTTACTACTAGCCGACTGTATATGTCCGGAACTCTACGGAGCTGGATACATTATATACAACTTAGGTCGGAAAACGGAACACAAAAAGAACACGCGGAAATAGCAAAGGCTTGTGCCGAAGTCATTTCCTCTATTTTCCCAATGATTAAAGAGTAAACTATTATGTGGATACTTAATTTCTTACCCGATTCTTTTCTGGTACTTGTAGTACATGCAATCACGCTGTTAGGTATTATTGGTCTTACCGTCGGATTTTTCCTAGGGTTTATACCATTAATCAGAACATATTCTAAAACAATTAAAATCGCAAGCACGGTTATTCTTCTAGCAGGTGTTTATCTGCAAGGGGGTCTTGATACTGAAATGGAATGGAGACAACGTGTTGCTGAGATGGAAGAAAAAGTTAAAGTTGTAGAAAAGAAAGTCGAAGTAACAAACACTAAAATTAAAACTAAAATTGTAACAGTCAATAAACTTATTGAGAAAAAGGGACAAAAGACTGTAGAATATATCGATAGAGAAGTTGTAAAGTATGATAACAGTTGCGTCATTCCAAAAGAATTTGTAAGAGCTGTTAATGACGCTGCAGCAAAAGTAGACGTAAAAGAAGGAGAAGGACAATGAACAAAATTTTTCTATTTTTAACTTCTCTGTTTCTGGTTGGTTGCTCAACCACAGTACCTGTAGTTATGAAGTTCCCCGCAGCACCCGAAGAACTAAGACAACCGTGTCAGGATTTATCTGTCTTGAATGAGGAAGCAAAACTTAGTGATGTAGCGAAATCAGTTTCTTCAAATTATACACTTTATCATCTATGGAATGAATGGTATACTGAACAAAAGAAAAATTTCGAATCTTTAAAATAATAATAACCGGAGTAAAGAATGGCAGAAAATATGGTACATGGGATTGTTGTCGATTATTCTAGAGACACACTATTCGATGAGTTGGGTATTAAAAGACTAAAAGATAGTTACATGAAGGAAGAAGAACAATCTCCTCAAGAAAGGTTTGCCTATGTTTCAAAAGCTTTCGGATCTAACAAAGACCATGCTCAGCGCCTTTACGATTACAGCTCTAGGCACTGGCTTTCTTATTCTACTCCTATTCTTTCTTTTGGGCGTAGTAAGCGTGGCCTTCCTATTAGTTGCTTTCTTCCCTATCTGGATGATAGCGCAGAAGGTCTTGTCAACACACTTTCGGAAGTCAACTGGCTTTCGATGCTAGGTGGAGGAGTTGGAATTGGACTGGGTATTCGTTCTGCTGATGACAAGTCAGTTGGCATTATGCCTCATCTTCGAACGTATGATGCATCCTCGCTTGCGTATAGACAAGGTCGCACTCGTCGCGGCAGTTATGCTACATATCTTGACATTAACCATCCTGACATATTACTTTATCTAGAGATGAGAAAGCCCACAGGCGATCCTAATATGCGGGCGTTGAATTTACATCACGGAATCAACATTACAGATGATTTCATGAATTTGGTAGAGAAGTGTATGATTGATTCTCAGGCAGATGATACCTGGGAATTGAGAGATCCTCATTCTGGAGAGGTTCGAGATACAATTTCTGCCAGAGAACTTTGGCAGCGCATTCTCGAAATTAGAATGATGACGGGTGAACCATATCTACATTTTATTGATACAAGTAACAGGCACATGCCAAAGTTCCAAAAAGAACTGGGACTTAGTATTAGACAATCTAATTTGTGTTCTGAAATTATTTTACCTACAGATAAGAAACGTACTGCAGTTTGTTGCCTTTCGTCTGTTAATTTGGAGTATTATGATGAGTGGAAAGATAACAAACTTTTTCTTCGGGACGTCGCGGAGATGCTGGATAACGTACTTCAGTATTTTATTGACAATGCTCCTGATGCTATTTCTAGAGCCAGGTTCTCTGCTGAGCAAGAGCGCAGCATTGGTGTGGGGGCTCTTGGCTTCCATGCTTATTTACAGAAGAATAATATTGCCTTCGAAAGCCCGATGGCGATAGGAAGAAATAAACAAATCTTCAAACACATCAGGGGAAAATTAAATGAAGCGAATATTGCCTTGGCGAAAGAACGAGGTGAAGCTCCGGATGCTACAGGTACTGGTAACCGCTTCAGCCATCTCATGGCTATTGCACCCAATGCTAGCTCTTCTATCATCATGGGCAACACTAGCCCTAGCGTTGAACCTTATCGAGCAAATGCATATAGACAAGATACGCTCAGCGGATCATCTTTAAATAAAAACAAGTATTTAGATTCAATTATTCGCAAAGAAGCAGAATCTCATAAGGATGGTTGGTATGAGGAAGTCTGGTCAAGTATTATCGCAAATGATGGTTCGGTGCAACATCTAGAATGGATGGATGGATGGACAAAAGATGTATTCAAAACATCTATGGAAATAGATCAGCGCTGGATCATTGAACACGCTGCAAATAGACAGGAATATATAGATCAAGCACAATCTATTAATCTTTTCTTCAGACCAGATGCAAACGTAAAATATCTACATGCAGTACATTTTATGGCATGGAAGTTAGGTCTAAAAACTCTTTACTATTGCCGCTCCGAAAAGATTGGTAAAGCGGATAAAGTATCAAAGAGAATTGAAAGAGAAGTCATTAAAGAAATTGATATGAAAGCTATGATCGAAGGAGATGCTTGTTTAGCCTGCGAGGGATAAAATGAAAGGCACCATAGCCTTATTTTTAAATCATCCAAAGTGTTCTGTACAATCAGGCAATGGTATTATCAAGGCATTAGATCCTTATTATCATTTTAAGATTTTTACAAAGCATGATATAGAAAGTAAATTCTTTGATGATGTGGATATGGTTTGCTTTCCTGGGGGAGTCGGTGACATGACTTCCTTCTCGTCTATGCATCCTGAGACAAAGAAACTAGTTAGAAACTATGTTAGACGAGGCGGAAAGTATCTTGGTATTTGCATGGGTGCCTATTGGGCAGATTCAAAGTTTTTTAATATTCTTGATGATGTGAGAGTGGTACAATATATTAAACAACCCAATGTAAATACCAGGAGACCTCATGCAAAGGCAATGCCGGTAACATGGCGAGGTGTTGAAGATAAAATATTCTTTTTTGATGGTTGTACCTACGTAGGAAATAAGTTTAAAACCATTGCTAAGTATGAAACAGGCCACCCAATGGCTATTATACAAAACAATGTTGGTCTAATAGCATGTCATCTTGAAAGTGAAAAATATTGGTATGATGATTATTCTTGGATGCCGAAACACTGGCATAATTACAGACATCAAAAATTATTAGTTGATTTTGTAGATACACTATACAGGAGTTAGAATGGTGGGTGAAATTTTAGTATGGGGATTCTTTTCTGCTTTTGGTTGGATGGCGGCAAATTGGACAGCTGATAAAATTATACCAGAAAAACCTAAGCAGGAGGTTCAAGTTTGTACTGCCTGGGAGGAAAAAGATAATGGTGATGGTACAAGAACAAGATCAAGAACCTGCAATTTTTTAAAGGAGTAGCATGAATGCTTAGTATTTCAGAATCAGCTACCAAAAAAATTAAAGAAATAATTGACGAAGAGAGCAACCCGGATTTAAAATTAAGAATATTTGTGCAGGGTGGCGGTTGCTCAGGATTTCAATATGGGTTTACCTTAGATGAAAAAACTGAAGAGGATGATTTTTCTTTTGAGAAAAACGGAGTACAAGTGTTAGTAGATTCTATAAGTATGCAGTATTTGAATGAAGCGGAAATAGATTATGAAAAGACTTTGACTTCTGCAGAATTTAAAATTAAAAATCCAAACGTAAAGGCAACCTGCGGTTGCGGGTCAAGTTTCACTATAGATTAAGAAACGGAAAAATCTCATGTTAGAACCATAATCTAAAGGTAGACTTAACCCTCACTGGAATTATAATAGAAAGGCAAAACCGTAAAATGAATGAAGCTCACAAAAAATTAAAACTTACAGATGAAAGATCATATTTTAAGCCCTTTAAATATCCTCAATTCTATGATGCCTGGCTAAAACATGAACAAAGCCATTGGCTGCATACAGAAGTCCCTATGTTAGAAGATGTAAAGGATTGGAAGAAAAAATTAACAGATGCAGAAAAACAATTTTTAACTAATATTTTTAGATTTTTTACTCAGGGCGATGTTGATGTTGCCGGAGGATATGTAAAGAACTATCTTCCTCACTTCCCACAACCTGAAGTAAGAATGATGTTAGCAGGATTTGCAGCAAGAGAAGCATTACATATTGCCGCATATTCTCATTTAATTGAAACACTTGGCATGCCCGAGTCTACGTATAATGATTTTTTAGAATATCAGGAGATCACAGAATGGCGATGCTGCTAGTACTGCTACTCATATTGCAGTATTCAGTGCTTTCACCGAAGGGATGCAATTATTCAGTTCCTTTATCATGTTACTTAACTTTCCTAGACATGGAAAGATGAAGGGCATGGGGCAGATTGTTACCTGGTCTATTGTGGATGAAACACAGCACGCCGAGGCAATGATTAAGCTATTCCGAACATATATAGAAGAAAACAAGGAGATCTGGAACGATGAGCTTAAAGGGAAGATTTACACGATTGCGGAGAAGATGGTGGATCTTGAAGATAAGTTTATTGAACTTGCTTTTCGATCTGGCGCAATCGAAGGTTTAACTGAAAATGAAGTAAAAGAATATATTCGTTATATTGCGGATAGACGTCTTATTAGTTTAGGATTAAAAGGTATCTTTAAACGTAAAAAGAATCCTTTACCCTGGGTTGAGGAAATGATCAACGCACCAACGCATACTAACTTCTTTGAAAACAGAGCGACAGATTATGCTAAAGGTGCACTAAGTGGAAATTGGAATGATGTATGGGGCAAGGCGGCGTGAAGGAAGTGCCTATTCATTTTGTGGATAGGCGCAGACAAATTTGTACTTCATGTGAGCATTTGACTACCATTATTGGAGTTAAAAGTTGTAATGTATGCGGATGTGCTATCTGGGCTAAAACTATGCTCAGGGGCACATCTTGCCCAGAAGGAAAATGGAATGCCGAACAGGATTGATTATGCACATATGAAAACGGCAGAGAACTATGCCGAACTATCATATGCAAGAAGATTGAAGGTAGGTGCAATCGTAACCAAAGATGATAGAGTAATATCTATTGGTTATAATGGCACACCGAAAGGATGGGACAATAATTGCGAGGATGAGATTCGCACACCATCATTCTTAGAAAAACAACTAAAAACCAAACCTGAAGTAATACATGCAGAAGCCAATGCTATCGCAAAACTAGCAAGAAGTAAGGAATCTGGAGAAAATGCGTCGATGTACATTACCCATGCTCCTTGCTTCGATTGTGCAAAGCTTATATATACTGCAGGCATTAAGAAAGTTTTTTATCGTGAACACTATAGAAGTGAGCAAGGTATAAAATTTTTACATAAATGTGGAATAGAAGTGGAGAAAATATGAAAACAGGATTTACGTGTTCTACGTTCGATCTCTTCCATGCCGGGCATATTGTTATGCTTGAGGAGGCGAAACGACAGTGTGATTATTTAATTGTAGGTATTCAAATTGATCCTACTCTAGATAGATCAACAAAAAACAAACCGGTGCAATCTATAATTGAAAGACAACTTCAAGTAAAAGCCTGTAAATATGTAGATGAGGTTATTCTATATAGTACAGAAAAAGAACTAGAAGATATACTGATGACCTTACCTATTAATGTTAGAATCTTAGGTGAGGAGTATATGGACAAAGAATTTACAGGAAAAGATATTTGTCTGAAGCGAGGGATTAAACTGCACTATAATAAGAGAGATCATTATTTTAGCTCTACAGACCTTCGTAAGCGGGTGTTTGAGGCTGAGGCAAAAAGAAAGGGAATTTCATGGCAAGAAAACACTACGAGTGCTTCGAATGTGACGCAGTCTTCAAGATAAATCATGACCTAGACGAAAATTACTATAAAGTAATACACTGTCCTTTCTGTGGTACGGAGATGGATGGAGAGGATGATCGTTACGAAGAAGAAGGGTATGACGAAGACTTGTCCTAAATGCGGAACTGAGCACAAGAAACGCGGGGCATTTTGCAGCAGACCTTGTGCTAACTCTCGTCAATGGACAGAAGAACAGAAGCAGGTATTTTCAAAGAAGCAAAAAGAATATATGGCCAAGGATGAGTCCGAAGGTCATAGGTATAAAAAGTCTATTCAGACTACAATGCTACATAAAACTGGTCAAATGGGTAGGGGTATTGCAACTGAAAGAATTGAAGATGTGATGACCGACCCAGATGACTATTTTCTTGTCCCGCCTTCACAGGACATAAATCATTTTGTCGAGGATGGGGATTACTGGGAGGTGGTAGATGACCATAATAAATACTGATTTAGATATGGTATTATTATGTGGTTATATAAAGATGTTCCCTTAGAGGAAATTCCTGAAAATGCATATGGATATGTTTATTTGATAACAAACAATGTTACGGGTAAAAAATACATAGGTAAAAAATTGTTTTGGTTTAAAAAAACTAAAACGGTTAAAGGCAAAAAGAAAAGATTAAAAGCAGAATCTGATTGGAGAGAATATTGGTCTTCATCTGATGATGTAAAGAAAGATGTAGAGACCTACGGTAAAGATAATTTCATTCGAGAAATTCTTCATATCTGCCCTAATAAAGGATCATGTAATTATTTAGAAGCACGAGAACAAATGGATAGAAGAGTTCTTGAAACGGATGAATATTATAATGGTCAGATTCAATGCAGAGTACATAGAACACATATTAAGGTAAAATAATATTATGTCATTTTTAGTTGCGAACACGCCACCTGTTCATTGTTATATTCGTAAAGAATTTCTCTATGATTTTGAAAAAGGACACGGGGAATTTGAACCTTGTGTCTGGGTATCAATAAAAAGTATACGAGGACAAGCATTTAGAATAGAAGCATATTTACCTAATTACGGAGCTTTATATGATAAATTACCTTTACACGCTTTCGTTAGTAGAACAGAAAATCTACCTGGAGAATTTTTACCGCTAGACACTCTGCAAATTTGGGATTGCTTTGATTATGATATTGCGATCATACAAAAGGCATTTCTAAGTAATTTAAGTTGCAAATTCTATGCGAAAGATAAAAATTTCTACACAGGTAACTATCTGTTTACCGTCGACAATGCACATCGAATGGCCAGAGGATCATAAAAGCTTTAACTTTATTGAATTGGATAATGGTCAATACGCAGCACAACCTAATAATCGTTGTTTATTCTTCGATGCAGCAAGCAATCCAAAAGAATTAAAATTCCCAGACTTTAAAGTGTGTACTAAGAAATATATTGTAGAGCAAAATCCTAAATGGTCGTTGGGGGATTCAACAACAGTAATGTATGAATAATGATAGATTGTTCACATACCTTCTTCTTTTAACCGCATTGAGTATTTCTGCAGTAGCAGGATATTTCTCAATCGTTGGTCTGACTCTAATCTTCTCCGCGGCATTTTGGCCTATCGTAACGATGGGTGTGGTACTTGAACTAGGTAAACTTGTTACCGCCTCCTTTATCTACAGAATGTGGACAAAGGTAAATTGGTTAATGAAGTTCTATTTCATTATCAGTGTTATTATTCTATCCGCAATTACTTCTTTAGGTATCTTTGGATATCTGTCTAAATCATATACATCTGACTCAGCGGTTTTATATGATAACGAAACCAAAATAGCAACGAACAAAGACATACTGGAAGTCGAAAGAAGAAGATTGGATAATCTGCTGGTTCAGCTTGAGAAAAGAGACAAAGGTAATTCTCGTATAGAGAAAGATATCAAGCAAACGCAGGATAAAATATCTCAGTTGACACGAGAGATTGGCGAGTATCAGAAAGAGAAAAACAAACAGAATTCTGAAATAGGACCGATACGATATATTACAGAGTTGTTCTATAGTAAGAACGATCTGGAGACAATAGATAAAGCTGTCAGAATGATCATTGTTATACTGGTATTTGTATTTGATCCGCTGGCTATTCTGTTGGTCGTTGCAGCAAATATGCTTCTCGGGCAAAAACCTAAGGTTAAAAAGTCCAAATATTCGATAGAAATCGAAAAAGATGCGGTTTTTAGCATCAAAAATAAAGACTTAGGATAATATAAATAATAGAGTTCATAAGGAATCTACAATGGCTTTAACACGAATTAAATCTTCAGGTCTTGCTCCGAATTCTATTACCAGTTCTCAGCTTACTGGTAATACATTAGCAAGCATCTTAATTGCTGGAGATAACATTTCCATTGCTGCAAATGGTAGAATATCATCTACAGCTACTGGTGGCGGTGGCGGTGGCGGATCTGGAGTAATTCTTTTTTCCAATACGACGATAAGTTCAAATATCACAATTCCTGCGGGGCAAAATGGATTATCTGTAGGTCCAGTTACAATTACTGATGGTTCAAACGTAACTATTACAACTGGACAAAGGTGGCTGATACTATGAGTATTACCATTGACGGCGATTTAAATACAATTTCAGCAAATGGTACGGTATTGTCATTTTCCTCGAGATCTATAACTATACCTTCTGGTAACACATTACAAAGACCACAAACACCAGTTCAGGGCATGCTTAGATTTAATACACAAATACTTGAACTTGAAGGATATAACGGTAATACATGGAGTAACATAAGGGTCAACTTAATATGACAATTTCTATTTTAGGCGGTGGAGAAATAGTAACTGAGGAAACTTCCTTAAAATTATCCGGAAGTTCAATTATAATTCCTAAGGGCAATACCGCAGATAGACCATCTGTACCAGTCACTGGTATGATCAGATTTAATGAAGAAACTAGAGTTTTTGAATTATACTCAGGTAATAGTTGGCTAAACGTTACTCAGCCCGCAAACGTTACTTTAAACTTATTAGTAGTTGCAGGTGGCGGTGGGGGTGGACCTTCTCAGGTGTCGGATATGCCAAGACAAGCTGGGGGTGGAGGTGGAGGAGCAATTGTTGGAAATATTAGTCTTGGAGTTATAACATCTATTTCAGTATTTTCTATAGGTGCAGGCGGGTTAAATGGTGCACCGTCGTTAAGCGCAAGTACTCGAGGGTCTAATACTGTTATAACCTTAGTTGGAAAAAATAATTCAATTCGTATGACTTCTTTTGGTGGGGGCATTGGCGGCGCAGTTGCAGGTCCTGCAGGTCAATTTAACCCTGATAGTGATGGTGGTTGCGGTGGCGGAAGAGGAGGATATTCCCCCCCTGCATCTAATAATGGCGTAGAAGGTTTTGGGGGTAATGCGATTACTGGGCCAAGTGCAATTGGTTCCGGTGTACAAGGATTTTCTGGTGGCGCATCTATACAAGCCCCAGGGGCCCTCGGCGCAGGCGGCGGTGGCGCAGGTCAAAGAGGAGGTAACGCATCAGTAGGAGGTTGGGGAGGTAATGGTTATCTTTGGTTAAATGGTAAATATTATTCCGGCGGTGGTGGGCGCACCGGCGCAATTGGAGGATTGGGTGGCGGTGGATATGGCAACGGAACATCTGCTACTGCATTTACTGGAGGAGGTGGAGGTGCCGGTTCACCTGGACCAGGTGGTGTTGGCGCTGGAGGATCCGGAATAATACTTCTTTCTCATTCTAACATTATTTCAAACGCTGTTATTTCTGAGGGATTGACGGTTACGGTAAATACGACTGTAATTCCTGGATCCTTTGTATACGAAATCACTGCAGGTACAGGCTCATTAAGTTGGGTATAACTAAAAGAAAAATATATGCCAGCAATAATTAATTCTGATAGCGGAGTAATAACAGGTTCCGCTGGTTTAAAAATTCATGGTAATTCAGATGGTATTCTTGAAATACAGAACAATGGTGTGACTTCCTTAGTTGTTGCCAATAATTATATACGAGTACCTGTAGGAAATACTGCGACCAGGCCAACTGCAACTAGTGCCGGTATGCTTCGTTTCAATACTGATGGTAATTCCTTTGAGGCATATAATGGAACTCAATGGTTTAATTTAGCATATAGTTATTCGTTTAATTTAGAATATTTGGTTGTAGGGGGCGGCGGTGGCGGTGGATCTTTACGAGGTGGCGGCGGTGGCGCAGGCGGTTTTAGAACCGGCAATATCACTGCAGTTTCAAACTCACCAAGCATTCCTACATCCTATACTGTAACGGTCGGCGCAGGTGGCGCAGGGTCGCCATCTGGACCAAGGGGCCAAGGATCAAATGGTTCTGTATCAAGCTTTTCTACCATTCTTTCAGAGGGCGGCGGTGGTGGAGGCGGAGACAGTATTCAACCTGGAGGTTCTGGAGGTTCTGGTGGAGGATCTGCTAGAGGATCACCGGCTGGTTCAGGAAATTCCCCTCCGGTTTCACCTAGTCAAGGCAATCCTGGAGGGCAAGGAAGTAATTCAGGTCCG